GAATGAATTATTTTTCAAGGAAAATGGCTTGTCCGTGTACAACAAGATCATTTACCTTGAATGTGAATTCACTCGGTTAGCACAAGCAAAAAAGACTTTGAACACGCGAAAATTTCCAAAGCGCGAGCAAAAGATCATCGTCGCATTCAAGGGTGATATGTCGCTGATTAAGGATTTGTTTGCACCGGTTGGGAGACTGTGATGACCCGCCGCCGATCCCTAACTCCCGACAAGATCAAGCTAATCCGCTCGATGCACAAACCAGGAAAAATCGGTTACGAAACCATATCCAAGCAGACCGGCATACCTGTATCAACGATAAGGGATTGTCTGCTTGGATATTCCCAATACACTGCGAGAGTAATATGAGAACTCCCGACATGTTCCCCGATCTGAAGCCGCCACGCGCAAAGCCAAGGGTATTGATGCACGTCTGCGATGCAGATTTTTGCGATGAAGACCCAGTCCGACCAGAACTTTGCGTTATGAAGTGCGTGAAGTGCGGGGCGGAGACTGACTGGCTAAGTTTCCGCAATGTCAGCGAAGCAAAGCGCGGAATTCCGTGCCCGACATGCAATAAGGTGGAAAAATGAAACGCTCCGGGTTCAAGCAAAAGGAAAAGGACTTGCTCAAGCCGACAAGCTTCCTAAAGCGGTCGAAGCGCATGAAGTCTAAAGGACTGAAGATGACGCCGATCCGCCGTGCGGCCAAGGGGCAGGATTGCACGATCAGATTGCCAATGGTCTGCAACTTCAATCCAGAAACGACGGTGCTTTGCCACTCAAACAAGCTTGCCGACGGCAAAGGACTGGGCATCAAGGCTCCAGACACTCGCGCTGCATTTGGTTGCAGTGCATGCCATGACGTGCTAGATGGGCGCGCGCCGCGACCAGAATGCTTGACCATTGAGCAGGTTGATGCGTGCTTTCTGAATGGCATTCGCGTCACGCAATCGATTGTTGAAATGATGGGGCTATTGAAATGAGAATAATTAAGCAATGCCGTAACTGCCAGAAGGATTTCCATATTCCGCAATGCAGGGATTGGCGCGAGCATTGTTGTTCATCGGCATGCAAAAAGGCACACGCCGCCACTGAAAAAGAGAAAAGTATTGCGCGCAGAACGAGAATTTGCTTGCAATGCTCAACTTCATTCGTTGCGCGACAAACGCAAATTGATGTCGGTCAGGGAAAATTTTGCTCAAAAGGTTGCGGCATTAAGTTCAACCACGACATTTTAAATTCGTCTGAAAATGTAGCAAAGCGTGTTTCTGGAATGCTTCAAGCGCATACCGAGGGGCGAGTTCATCGCAAAAGTGGCCCGGACCATCCCGATTGGACTGGCGGACCGGAAGCGTCACTTGCTAGGGCAAAGCCTTTTATGGCTGAAAAACTTCGTGCCTATCGAAAATCAAATCCTCACAAGGTGCGCGAATTCTCCAAAAAAAGACATGGCAGAAAAACAGGTCGTCTCCCACGCGGATTTGTGGCAAAGCTTTTTGAGTTGCAGCGGAAAAAGTGCGCGATATGCAAATGCTCGGTTGTCGATAAGTATCACGTCGATCACATAACCGCGCTCGCGCGCGGCGGTAAGCACGAACCAAATAATATTCAATTACTTTGTCCGACGTGCAACGTTCGAAAATCTGCCAAAGACCCCATTGAATACATGCAATCGAGAGGATTTCTACTATGAGTGCATGCCATGCTTACTACGATGGCGGCTACGCAAACATGGGCATCGATCGTGAAACGGTGCGCGCGCAGTTCAACGTCGCTAGGGTGCGGAGCCGGTCAATATTGGAAATGATGGGGTTACTCAAATGAACGAAGGAAGATGCATTAACCTGAACGGCGCGTTTACTAATAAATGTTGCGACGCCGGAGTGAATTATGAAGACGCGTTCGGGAAAGAACAGGGAATTTTCTTGCGAATGCCTTGCACCCAATACAACGTGCGTCCGGCGCATGGGCGCGGCACACATATCAAGCCCGGCGAGCTAACAGTACGCACGGAGGTTGAGCGGCGCGGCCAGTCCATGATTCCATGCGCGTTGCTGCGCTAATTGGATGGAATGACATGAATCTACCAGAACTGTTAGCATTAAAAAAACTTGTCGGCGACATGCGATTTATCCAAGCAGCGGCATTAGTCGCATCAAACTTGAACGACAATAAAATAGCTTTGAGATACATGGACGATTTGCATTTGCTTGACGATGCACTCGAAACTGAAATTAGACTTTCTGTAGCATGGAAGGATTGATATGTTTAAGTTCCCGCGTGACCATAATTCCGTAAAGAACGGATGGCAGATTGATCCAAAATTCCTACGTCGGATTCAGGATTTCTTTTCTGCTGAATCGTCCGACTTCTTTCCGTCAATGGAAGGCGTTGAGCTTGTTTTGTTGGCGCTTGAAAGGATTGAAGAATTTGACAAGCCAGATTATGAATCTTTATTCCTTCAAGCAGTGAAAGACATTGCTAGCGTACATGAATCAATCGGACTTCTTCCAGAAGATGCGGAGGGCGCTGGCCCGATTATAGAAGAAATCGAGAGGATGACACTTGAAATGCAAAGATACATTGACTCTGATCGACAAAAAACCAATGAGATCAATATTCTCACAAAAGAGAATCGCTGTTTATCTGACGAGATTGCGCGACTTAAATTAAGTGATAAATCAGATAATCATGGCCCAGATTGGACGGAACGCGATGGGGAATATTTGAAATGATCTGCGAACTACGACTAGTCGCCGATGGCGCTCGTTTTAAATTACTACGCACTGGCGAATGGTTTAAATTGGTTCGCAGGGATTTCGATAAGAACAGGATGCGCATCGTTGTCAAATGCGACAATCGCACCGAAGGAACTCTTAATTATCAATGTCTCGTGCAAGTCGATGTTAAGCCGAAGATAAAACTTAAAGGATTGAAATGACCAAACAATGCAAATCCTGTGGCGGCGATTGTGGCCGCACCAAAGAAACTGGTTGTAGATACAAGGTGCGCATGTCTGATAATGAAATTGTTGAAGAGGCGAGATTGTATGTAGAATATTCAAAAGTTGAAGATAGGATGTTTTCTGCGATCACTCGATCTTTAGAGGGAACGGAGACGCCACTTCTTACCGGCGAAGAACTGAGGCAACTACATGCGATCCAATCGAAGTGGGGATACAACACATCAGCGGCGGTAATGCATGCATATTTGCATGGAATAAACCTGCGCAGAAAAACTAATTTCGATTGCACTGAAGATCATCTTTCGGAAATGAATAAAGCTGAAGCGATGTGGGGAACCGAAAATACTCCGCACCGTGAATCTTGCGCATTCCGCGATGGGTTCCACGCCGCAATGCTATTGATTGAAGGCGAAAAGTAGAAGTATGATTCCCCGCAAGCCTAAAAAACGATTCCCCCGCGCGAGCGGGGATAGGCTCAGCATTCACCATCTTGTCGGAAAGATTCGAAAAATAAATAAAAGTCTGTACGCCAACGTACATAGTCGTTGCGCGGCGTGCGGATTTGTGAAATACTTTTGATATCGGGATGATAATCCGATACTCCAAAACTCTAGGCCAAAAATGAATATCATCAGAGTATTTTCAGGAAGCGACATAGACAAGCGTCTGTGCCAGAGTTCGGGCGTTTTTCTTTCCGGGTTTATCGCCGGATTCTTCCTGAAAGTGCTTTGGTGAGATCGAAAAAAGTAACTCGATACTGGTGTGATTTCTGCAACAAGGCAGGATTGCAATCTCGTGCAATGGTTAAACACGAATTGCATTGCACATTGAATCCTAAACGCGAGTGCAGAGTGTGCGAAATTCTTCAGGAAGGCACCGATCTTGCGGCATTGGTTGCCATGCTACCAGACCCAACTGAATTCCTTAATGCTAATTTATTCTCTGGCAGCGACAATGAATATACGCGCTTTTCCCAAGCGATGAAAGACTGTCTTCCATCATTTCGACAAGCTGCAAATAATTGCCCTGCATGCATGATGGCGGCTTTGAGGTTGAAGAAAATTCCGGTTCCAATGGTCGATGGATTCGATTTCAAGTTGGAAATGCAGGCTATTCTTGACGACAATCGCGTGGAATTGGCATATTAAGGATTTTGATTAAAATGAAAATTTTTCCTCCAAAAAAACCAACAAGTCAAACGCCCGTGGGCAACGATACCGCGTTACAAGGCGGCGGTCTGTGCGCCAGCGAGCACATCAACCTTGGATACCGCGCCGACCTTGCCAAGTGCGACGGCGCAGAGATTCCATCATGTGATCGATGCACGCGAAAGCTTGCCCCGGTAGCGCCAAAACAATCATGGGCGAATCCGATAACTAATCGCGCTGGAGAGTGCATATTGTTCGCCGATGTTGAAAAGTTTGGCGAATTATACGGCATTGGAAAGGTTGCGTAATGTCAAATCCGTGGTTCCGCCTTTGGTCTGACATGATCAACGACCCGAAATGGCGAACTATTGCACGCGCATCCGGCCAAAAAATTGGCGATGTCGTCGCGACCTATATCCACATGCTCACAGCAGCATCGAACGCAACCGAACGCGGACGAACGGAAGGGTGGAACGACGAAGATGTAGCGACCGCACTGGATATCGAAACAAGCCAGGTTGAAGCGATTCGCAACGCTATGCAAGGCCGCGTGTTGGATGGTGATTATCTGCTTGGATGGGGAAAGCGCCAGCCAATCAAGGAAGATGGTGCCGCAGAGCGTGCAAAGGCATGGCGTGAGGCTCAAAAGGCAGAAAAAGAACGAGATCAAACGCAACCGAACGCAACCGAACGCAACCGAACGCTAGAAGAGAAGAGATTAGATGAGATAAGAAAAGACTTAAAACCTACTACCTCTGACGAGGTAGTTGTCGGCAACGAGGTTGCCAACGTCGCTTGTCCGCATCAGGAAATAATCGCCACATACCACGAATCGATTCCGGTCGGTACTCGCGTCCGAGTATGGAACGGCGCGCGCGCCAAGCATTTGCAAGCCAGATGGAGGGAGAGTGCAAAGCGACAGTCGGTTGATTGGTGGCGGAAGTTTTTTGTCTACGTAGCAGAATCCGAGTTTCTGACCGGCCGGGCGGCAGCGTCGCCAGGTCGTGACCCGTTTGTCGTGAGCTTGGATTGGCTTGTGAACCCGCAAAACTTTGCGAAAGTTGTCGAAGGAAAATATCATAAAGGGACGCCATGAGCGCAAAGGAAAGTCGTCTGGTGGCGCGCGAGCAAGAGCAGTTCGTGATTGGTGCGCTGTTGATGAACAACGATGCAATTGACGGCATCGGCGATTTGCGGGGTGAGCATTTTTTCAATGCCGATCATCGCAAGATATTCGAAACGATTGTCAAGATCGTCACGGCAGGAAAGGGTGCGGACGTCATAACGGTTTTTGATGCGCTTCAAGCGGCAGGATCAAGCGCAGCCGATCTGTCCTACCTGACGGACCTGCAACAGAACACTGCCAGCTCGGTCAACATCCGGCAGTATTCTGGCATCGTCAGGGACCGGGCAATCAAGCGCGGTATTATTTCTCTCTGCCGGGAAACTGAGGAGTCGATTGAAAAATCGATTGAGGACGCTCCCGCATTGGTTGACCGTCTTTCCTCCAAGTTGGAAGAGTTGGCGCGCGCACACGTTCGAAATGAACCGGTGCTGGCTGCGGATGACATGCTTGCGCATATCACTTCGATTGATGAGCGGTATCGTGGCGCGGAAATAGCTGCAATATCGACCGGATATCCAGATATTGACAAACGGCTGAATGGCGGCTTGCGGCGCGGGAATTTGATTGTGGTTGCTGGTCGGCCGAAGATGGGGAAGACAGGCCTTGCGGTGAACATTGCAAATCATGTGGCCGTCGATGGAATTTCCGCTGTGTTCTCAATGGAAATGGGGCGTAGCGAGCTTCACGATAGAAATTTGTCCAGTATTGGGAAAATTCATCTCGACCATCTAATCGACCCGCGCCAACTTTCCGATGAGGATTGGCCTGGGGTTACGTATGCCGTGCAGAAAATCTCGAAAATGCGTCTCTACATCGATGATCAACCGGCACTTACTCTGCTTGACGTGCGATCCAAGGCTAAGATCATCAAGCGCAAGGCCGGTCTTGACGTGTTGGTAATCGATTACCTGCAGCTCATGTCCGGCGAGGGAACAAACAGGAACGCGCAGATCGAGGGCATCACACGCGGACTGAAGGCGCTCGCAAAAGAGTTGGACATCGCGATTCTATTGTTGTCGCAACTCAATCGAAAATTGGAAGAGCGTCCCAATAAACGTCCAATGCCGTCTGATCTTCGAGATTCAGGATCAATTGAGCAGGATTGCGATATTGCGATATTCCTGTACCGAGATGAGGTCTACAACCCAGACACACAGGATAAAGGCGTCTGTGAAGTCAATATCGCGTTGAATCGCCAGGGCGCTCCGGGAATTGTTGCGCTCGCATATATCGGAGAGCAAGTTCGCTTTGAGAGCATGGCGCATCAATGGCACCCAGCTCCGCCAAAAAAGCAGGCTCCTAAATCACGTGGATTCAATGATGATTAGCGACCCTCGGATATTTAACTTCGCGATTATCGCCATGTTCCTGGCCGCCGCGATCCGTTGGGCCTGTGCTGGTAATTGGGCGCAGGTCGCCTACTGGATTGCCGCTGCGGTTCTTAATATTGCAACTTTACCGGGAGTTTCGAAATGACAAACACAGAATTAATCGGCTGCGCGCTAATCACCGCTATCGGCGTCTTGTCGGCATTGGCCGTCTGGTATGCGGATTGGATGGATAAATGACCAAGTACCGCAACAAGAAAGTCACCCTTGACGGCATGACATTCGATTCGAAAGCCGAATGCCGCCGGTATCAGGAATTGCAGATTTTGGCGCGCGCCGGTCACATCACGGATTTGTCGCGTCAAGCTTCATTCATTCTCGCGCCCGGCGCAATCGTCGGCGGCAAGGCGAAGCGAGCATTGATTTATCGTGCCGACTTCGTTTATCAGGATTCCAAGTCGGGCGCACGGATCGTCGAGGACTGCAAGGGTGTGATGACGCAGGCGTTTCGCATCAAGCAACATTTGATGAAAACTGTGCTGGGCATAGATGTTTTGATTACCAAATGAAAAATAAGTTCAAGGAACTTGAAAATGTGGATAGTTTCACCTTCAATATTATCAGCCTATGCGCAGGCGTCGGAATGTTCGATTGCGGAGCTTCTGCCGGACTTGAGTTCATGGGCATCCGAAGCCGAACGATCCTCTACGCTGAACGGGAAGCTTACCCTGTCAGCGTCTTGGCTGCGCGCATGGAAGAGGGAAGCCTGGATGCGGCGCCTATCTGGTTCGGCGATTTTAGAGAACTGCCAGCCAAGCAATTTCGCGGAATGGTGGATTGCGTCATTGCCGGAACACCATGTCAGGACCTATCTATTGCCGGTCGCAGAGAAGGACTTGACGGCAAGCGAAGCGGACTCGTTTTCGACGCCATTCAAATCGCAACCGATAGCGGTGCGCGATTCATCCTTTTGGAGAACGTCGCTGGCATCGCTACTGCCACCGCCTCCGTTGTGGGCGAAGCCGAAGGCGAACTTGACGAGCGCGCGGCCGCCAGAGTCATGGGAGAATTGGCCGACCTCGGGTGGAATTCGGAATGGATCGTTATTTCTGCGTCCGACGTGGGTGCCTCGCATGGTCGCGCAAGATGGTTTTGTCTCGCATGGAAAATGGGATACGCCGGATTCGATGCCGGAAGCGCCGAACACAGGAAGCAATCGGAAAAGCCAAGTAGCTGGACTTGGAAATCAAGCGAAAGCAATGCTTTGGCAGACGCCGAAGGACGAGGAAGCGAGCGGCAGCGGGCGGAACTCACGCGGCGAGCCGAAGCTGAAGGCACAAGCGAATACCTGGCTGACACCGCACGGAATGTCGGGGATGGAAGCGGAAACCGGGAAGGCTGGCGCGGGCGGCGAGTTTGCGAAACAGGTGACACACTGGATAATGCCGACGGCATTGGAGCGCAGCGGACAGGGCGAGCGCAACAGGGCATTGATTCTGGATGTGGAGAATTGGCCTACGCCAAAAGCATCGGAAATGAATCGCGGGGTGTGTGCTTCAGAGATGAATCGCAATACACCGTCGCTGCGACAAACTGTGTACCAATGGTCGACACCAGCGGCACGGGACTACAGATCAGAGGTGGGGGGGGGTAAAAACGATGGAGCATTTCAATCGACCGTCGGGGCCGAGCTTACCGGCATTCATCCTTTATTCGCCCCTGGCCCAGCCGACACCAGATGGTTCGGAATCATCGATCGATTCCCCTGGCTCGCTCCGGCAATCAGCGATGAGACCCAATCCATACTTTGTGCAGAATCTCATGGGCTTGCCGATACATTGGACTTCGACAATCGCTCGGCCCAACTCCGCGCCCTTGGTAACGGCTGCGTACCGCTCCAAGCTGCTACAGCACTTGTCCTGCTTGCTCGGCGAGCCGGAATCTTTGAATGACAACGAAGTAGACAAACTTTAAAGGAGCCTAAATTGAAGCCACACGGCACATTCGACAACATCAAAACGGGCAAGCGAGAGCAATGGCAATGCGGCGAACTCGTTGGCATTGCATCCTGGCAGACATTCGCCGCGCGCTCGTGGGGTTTTTACAACGATTTACCAAGAGGAGAATAAATTGAACGCAGAACTTCAAGCACTTCACGCACAAAACGCGATCGATGCGGCGCGGTATCGGGTAATCAGAGCTTTCGCGATCATGCCAGAGCGCCAGCTAGACGCAATACTCGAAACCATTCCGGACGCACCGAGCCCGAGCACGCCGGAAGAGGTTGGCGCGCACACGGATATATTGATGACGGCGATTGGCAACGCCTATGCCGACGTAATCCACGCTCCGCCAGTCATGCAAGAGATTGACCCGACACATAGGCAAGGATGTTGCGGCAAGTGCAAAGTTCCATGCGAAGAAGGCGCTGGCGGCTGAAATGGGGAAGTCATCCAAACCGCGTAAGGCGTATCGAGCGAAACCATGCGTTTTACCGCTTGGCATTCGTGATGCCGTGAAAATGGAGATACCGGGCTATCAAGCAAGTCTCGCGCTCGGTCAACCTCATTTTTGCGAGCAACATGTCTATGACTTACTGAGCAACGCCGACATAGTGCGCAGGATCGCGCCAAACGGCCATTCAGTGCTTCCATACGCTCAAGGTATGGTAGAGGCATGCGCCGCGATACAAGAGCGCACCCAGCGCATCGGGAAGCTTGCTGTCACTGGCGACGAACTGCATTTACTGCAACTTGGAACCGGCAAGACGATGGCATATTTACAGACGGTGACGAATATTCAGATTGACCGGGCGGCGCGGGCGGCTTTGCGTGAGTTCGATAGAACTGGTGTATTGAGGGTTTAGTAGTCCAATGCAGTAAAACACAAGGAGATTCATAATGAAAAAGCAAAAAGGCAACGCAATCATTTCACTGATCGGAATTTTGATTATCTTGGCTATGGCGATCGGCGCAGGCACCGGATGGGTTCTGAACATCATCGCAATCGCGCACGCCAATTTCAACGACATCACCGGACTTCTAGTCCTTCGCATCATCGGCGTGTTTGTCGCTCCGCTGGGCGCGATTCTCGGTTATTGCTAACCCAGCGCATAACATGGCCGACGATCCAATCTCCCTTGTGGAACTCAAGCGATTGAAAGAGATTCGCAAGGGAAAGCCGCTGACGAAGGTTTTGGAGCAACGGAAATGGCGCGATCCGTTGGAATGCACGGAGTTCGAAGCCGCTGAGATACGGCGATTTCAAGTCAACCAAAGGAGGATGTGGCGGGATGAATAAAATGATTGGAAGCGGATTAATTATGTCGCTCGCATACGCATTTAAAACTTTCTTTCTGTGAGAAATAAAATGAAAAAGAAAATTTTGCAGGTAACCCTTCAAAGTGACGGCTCAAGATTTCTGTTTCTAGACGATTCATCGACATTTATTTTATCCTCAAAAGAAATAGGAGGATGCGTTGCTGGCGATGTACTAGATTTTGATATCGCAATTATTCGGGCTAAAAAAGTTAAAATGTACAAATGGCTTTTAAAGTTTCAAGATGGAGCAATACGCCACACTGATCAGTTTTTACAATATATACATGATGCGCAATTAGAGGCGGCGCGGTATCTTCCTATTGGATCAGTGACCGTCATTGGATTGGATGATAAAACTATGATTGAGGTTGAAGAATGAAAGCTATCCGTCCGCCAATATCCATAAACAGCGTCGAGCAAGAAGTTTTGGCCGATTGTATTAAAGATTTTCAATGCGCACTCGATAAGCCGAAAGACCGAGATGCAAATGCTGTCGCTAAAGGATCACTTGCGGTCATGGCAAATCTATTACATTTAAATGAACTTGTTGCTATTCATAGGAGTGCAAAATGACCGACCTTAAAGAACTCAAGCGGCTGGCAGAGATGGCAACGCCCGGCCCTTGGAGAATTTCCAAAGACGGCAAACAGTCACGAGCAACCAATATCATCCAGTTGCAAAGCTATCCGATGCATTCCATCGTCAATGCGAGCACGGGACTGGACAAGATGCCGAGTTTATTTCCACCGCCAATCCGCAAGCAATTATTGAACTTATCGAGCGAGTGGAACTGGCGGAAGAGGAAATTGCAATTTCCGACAAATTGCTAGCGGATCGAAACATGGTATTGGCCGCGATTCCTGGGTGCGGTGCGCATGGCGATCAATGTGTTCCGCACGCACTTGAATGGATTGAGCGCCAAACAGCAGCGCTAACCGAAGTGATCCGATTCGAAATCCCGATTGCAATTATTGATGTGATGCTGAAAGGAGGCAAGTAATGTTTGCATGGTTCAGAAAATGGCAACGCCGCCGGAAATGGCCGATTGCCAATCAGTTGGAATATCTGCGCGTGATTATTCAAGATGATCAACGATGGATGGCGCACGATCCGGTCGTCATGGATTTATGTCAGCGCTATCTCGATATTCTGGTCGAAGAGTGGGAAAAGTCATTAACAGAAAGCCCTCAGAACTTCCGGGTGCGGCATGGGTTGGAATTTCCGTTATCGAACAAGAAGGTTCAAGAACTATTGAGCCGTAATCCTGTGCAGAAAGCGCCGACATGAAACCATCGATCAGCCGGAACAAGCGCGAGGGATGGTACGCTGGGAGAACTCGCGGGACCATCATCGAACACATTGATGAAAATTTCTGCCTGAAGGCTCCGCATACAGTCCGCATGAAGCGTCGCCACAAGCGCAACGACTGGCTGCATAGCGGCTATTGCCTGCGGTTTCTACTGCCGTTTTAACGATTGATTTACTTGACAATGCATGGTATTATCGCGCCGAATAACGCACGGGAGACGGCAAATTGAATTTCAAAAAAGCATATGCGCGTTCAGTTAATTCCTCAAATCTCCAAGACAGCGAGCGGCATTATTCGTGCGAACCGCTGGCGGCGTCAGGCTGGGCAAGTCGGGATATTTCCGGCCTTGGCGCAATTCTTCTCCGCATCCTCTGGGCGGACGGCAACAGTAAGATGCTTTTCGAATCAGGGTGCCGCAACTTTTCCGAGGCGCTGCGGATATGGTTGCCGATGGTGCGCAACAAAGGCGAACATCGTAAGTGGCACAAAGGCGGAAGCACTCCAAGACGCGACGCAGCGAGCGCAGAGGCGCTTTATGTGCGCGTTGGGCAGTCTGCACTAGCCTATTTTTTGGATGACCGCTGCGGGGTCTGCGAAGGCGCTGGCGTCGATTCCGACCGGCGCACATGTATTCACTGCAAAGGGACCGGCAAAGCCGAATTGTTGATGAAAGAGCCGGACAAGGGAATTGCGCTCGATTTGGTATCTGATTTGCAAGAGATCGTTGATTCACATTCGACGCGGGCGGTATATGCGATGCGTGAGCAGGATTTGAGCGATGTGGCGGCCAATGCGCGGCAAATCCGCGTATAGCCGCGCGTTGTCGCGTTAAGTGCCGGATGACTATTTCAAAGATTCGTCGATTATTTTTTGGCGCTCGGCCAGCAGCTCCTTATACGCCGGGCAACGATAGATATTATTTGGCGTAATGCCAAGGCGGGCGGCAGCATCATTTACCGATGCTCCGGCGCGTACCAGGCCGACGGCCAGAGTGCGCTTTGATGGATATTTGCGAGCGGCCATTATTTTCTCCTCGGGTAGGTATGTAAATGTGCGCCAGTTCTGCGGCAAATGCCACGTGGCTGGCTTTTTACTCGGACTTGAATGGATGCTTTGGACATGATCGCACTTTACGATAAGTGCTTGATGAGGATAGCGGAAAGAATTTCGTCTTTATGTTTTTTGCGAGCAGCATAAGCAGCAGCAGCATCAGCATAAGCAGCAGCATAAGCAGCAGCATAAGCAGCATCAGCATAAGCAGCATCAGTAGCGGCATAAGCAGCATAAGCAGCAGCATAAGCAGCATCAGCATAAGCAGCATCAGCAGCGGCATAAGCAGCATAAGCATCAGCATAAGCAGCATCAGCAGCGCGGTGAGTCGCCGTCATTTGATCGGAGGTTATCGATCCATTTGCAAAATCGCGAGCCGCTTGAATTGCTATGCGTGGGCGCAAATCGCCAGGGTGTTTAGATTCAAAGATGTGCAAAACAGATTCAGCGAAATCGGCAGCAATGAGTCGTTTAACCGAATCCGCCGATTCAAGCGTGGCGCGAAGGCACCAAACAGCATCATCGAATCCGTTTGATTCAAGGATGGTTAAAATGTTAATTGGCGTGGTTTTGCCGTATTGATCTGAGCCACCAAGGAATTGTGATAGTCTGTCATAGCCTTTATTGCACCCGACAGCCTGACCGCATGCGCCTTTGATTTTTAATTTATTAAATGTTGTCGTGAGTTTCATTTCGATCTCCTGTAGGGTTTTAGAATGGCCCTTGCGGGCCGATTGGGTTTAATAGCCGATGCCGCGTCGTTGATATTCGATGTATGCAGCTTTGCGCATTTTTACATCCAATTCAGCTTCTTCGGTTGCCGGTACACAGTTCTCGGTGTAGCAAGTGTCCTCGAGAATTTGATCCAAATCTTCGAGTGTTGCATCTTTGAGATTGTTTGGTGTGAATAGCATGATTTTCTCCGTTGGGTTTGTGCTGCTGGTATGAATTCAGTATAGTCAACATAGTACACATAATCAAGAACTATTTGCACGGAAACGAAAATATTTTGATGTGGGGTGAAAATACCCCACTACCCCACTACCCCACTAGCATACTTTCCTCGCCGTGAAATAATCACTTGACACAAACGAATATTAATTGATAGAATCACGGAAAATTCACCGATGCGTCGTCTAAGTCGAGAAATTCGCAACACGCAAAGGTCGGCGCAAGAAAGCTACGATGATTGCACCCGCGCCGATAAAATTTGACGAATTCACTTTTCAGATAGACTTGGAATTCCCTATAGCCGCTTAATTGCGGCTTTTTGTATTTCAGGGCCGAATCATCACGCATGGGGATTGTGACACTGCCGATGCATGGACCTGAAATCCATGCTTTTCAGTATCCAGCCGCGATGGTTTGACAGCCGATCTACGCAACCAGAACCGAACAAAATCGGGTCGCAGCAGTCTGCGGCATCGCTGGCAATGCCTGGTCGCCGCCGCGATACTCCCGGTAGCCTGTGAGGCGGGGAGTGCGGATTAGCCATCGTTCAATTGATTTTGGAGGGATCGAAATGCATGCCTTTATCCTGGCAATTCTTTTGACCTCCCAGCCTTACCCGACATATCAATTCACCATCGGCTTCAAAGACATGGATTCCTGCCGTGCGGGGATCGCTTATATCGCAAACAAGATGGACGCGAGCAAGCGCGCAGAGTTCGTCGACCAAGCGGATTGTCTGGAACAATGGATTTCGCCGGAGAAGCTAAAAAATCTCAGCGAAAACGAAAAGTACGGGAAGCTGTTGCCGACTGGCAAGCCTGAAAAGCAAATGTAGGAGGGTCTATGCAAGTCGCTATCCGATTCCTGAAGCTGAACGAACGCCCGACATTGATCCGACTGCACGACGAGCGCCAACGTGTCGCACCGAGGCCAGAACCCGCGTGGCTAGCGGCTTTCTACAAGCGCATGGTAAGCTAATGCGAACGGCGCGAAATTACACCTTGGCCGACAAGGACAAAGATTTCTACCTTGGCCCGGCCACGGCGACGAAGCGTGTCGAGATCATGGAAAGTGTACCGGTGCAGTCGATATACGGCATGACGACTTATGAGCAACAGGGGACCGGTAAATTTCACATGGTCCCGTGCAGCCCGAAAGAGATTTACAAGTGACCACGCTCGCTGACATCGAAAACGCCGAGTTGCAACTTGCAAAACTTCGCACGCATGCAGCGGTAATGCGCGATGCGGTCGCTGAATTGTGCGCGTTCCAAGAGAAAACAGACAAGGCGATCACATTGCTGAATTTGCAAGTCATTAATGCGCGGCTAGAGTTTGAGCGCAGCAAGTAGAATCACCCAAGCGCCGTGAGGCTGCAATAGTCCCGCTGATGGAAACCGAATAACGCAGGCAAGCGCAAGGTGCGCCGCAAGTTTTCCAAACTTCGCTGATTGAGTTCGATTCTCAATGCCCGCTCCATTTTCAAGAGTCTCCGCGTCAGACCGCAAATCTGGCGCTTCGCCCGCACTGTTACGGTCGCGGGCTTTTTATTTGAGGTACGCCATGTCAGCACTTTCAATGTGGATGATCATTTGGGGGCAATGGCTCCCCACGAAGAAGTAAATGGGCCGCAAGTCATCATTAACCGATAAGCAGTGGGAAGATATCGGGGCGAGACTCATTGCGGGTGAAAAAGCCGCTGACCTTGCTCGAAAGTACGGCATTAACCGCGCGGCCATTACTCGCAAGTTTTCGCAACAAATCGCAACAGTAAAAAATGTTGCTAATCAAATACTTGCAGCCGAATCGGCGCTTAAATCTCTCCCTGTTGCGCAACAGGTAATCGCAACAAGTCTTGTTGATGAATTGCGCGCTATGTCAATACATGCCGCAAGCGCCGGGAAGTTAGGATTGATGACGGCGCATCGATGCCAGGCGATCGCAAATGAACAAGTCCAAAAGATTGATGATGCCGACCCAGAGTCCACAGCAGGCTACATGAAGACTGTGATGGCGCTCTCGCAAGTGGCAAACGAAAGCTCGAAAATCGGTCTAAACCTGCTGAACGCCAACAAGGACATGGCAAAACCGGAAAAGGGTCTTGTCGAATCCGGCCTAGATTCATTCTATGGGGACGACTGACAAGCCGTCTCCGAATCCAGCGCTTAAGGAGTTCTGGACCACGTGGCGCACCCCAGATGGCGAGAAGATTCGCAACCGCGTGCCATACGGCGGGCGGTCATCAAGCAAGTCCTGGGATGCAGCAGGTAGGGCGGTTCATCTTTCCAGCAAACGCAAATTGCGCATCCTGTGCGTGCGGCAGTTTCAGAATAAGATTGAAGAATCGGTCTATACGCTGCTGAAGTTGCAAATTGAGCGGTACAAGCTAGGCGATCGCTTTCGCATTTTGGACAACAAGATCATCGAGCGCAACACCGAAAGCGAATTCTTGTTTTACGGGCTGTGGCGGTCCATCGACGAAATCAAGTCGTTGGAGGGGATCGATATCCTTTGGATCGAAGAGGCTCACAACCTCACCGAAGAGCAATGGAAGGTGCTGGAGCCGACCATTCGCAAAGAAGGCTCGCAGGTTTGGATCATCTTCAATCCGCGACTGGTGACTGATTTCGTTTATCGGCAGTTTGTCAAAAATCCGCCGCCCAATACGTTGATTCGCAAGATCAATTATGACGAAAATCAGTTTTTGTCGGACACGATGCGGCAACTCATCGATGCCGCGAAAATCAAGGATTACGACGAATACCTGCACGTCTACGAGGGCGAGCCGAAAACCAATGACGACAGCGCGATCATCAAGCGTTCGTGGATTTTGGCGGCGGTCGACGCAGACAAGAAGTTGAAGCGCGAGGTGTCCGGCAGCAAGCGGATCGGATTTGACATTGCCGATTCCGGCGCGGACAAGTGCGCTATGGTCTATGTGCATGGCTGGGCGGCGCGCGGGGCTGATCTCTGGAAAGGCCAGGAAGACGAGTTGTTGAAGTCCTGCACGCGAGTATGGAAAGCGGCGCGCGAGGTTGGCGCGGCAGTCACATACGATTCGATTGGAGTCGGAGCCAGCGCCGGGGCGAAGTTCACCGAGTTGAACGAAACGATTATCGACGGACGCATTCAGCATCAAAAGTTCAACGCGGGCGGCGCGGTATTCCGGCCCGAAAGCGATTACCTGCCGAAGATCAAGAACAAAGACCATTTCCTGAACATCAAGGCGCAGGCCTGGTGGCTGGTTGCTGATCGATTCCGCAACACATACAACGCTGTACATAACGGCGAACAGTTTGACGACGACGAATTAATCAGCATTGACGGCAATTTGCCGCACTTGAATGATTTGATCGACGAGCTATCGACGCCCAAGCGCGATTTCGACAGCAACGGCAAGGTAAAAGTTGAGGCAAAAAAGGATTTGGCTAAGCGCGATGTGCCGTCGCCAAATTTAGCCGATGCTTTTATCATGGCGTTCGCACCAGGCGTCGCACCGATGAAGATCAACCAGGACGCACTTAACGAATTTACGAGAATGGGCAGAACACGGTGAACCGCAAACAGAAGAAAATGGCGAAGATGGCAGCGTCCAAGCCTGCGGAGACACCGAAGAGCGCGATGCACATATCGAATGAAGCGGTTTCGACGATGCGCAACCGGCCATCGACGCGCCATGCAAGGAAAATGTCGAGCGACTACTTTGCCGCCTACGAGCCGCCCAAAGGCGTTTTGCCAGGAAAATTGACCGGCAAGCGGATTGCAATGGATGCTGGGTTCGATAGTGGCGCAGCGTTCAATAATGGGCTGCTCGCGAATATCAACAGCGCATTCAACGAAGGCTATGCATTCCCCGGTTTCACGGTTTTAGCGAATTGGTCGCAGATTCCAGAGTTCCGCCGTCCTGCGGAAATATTCGCGCGCGAGATGACGCGCAAGTGGATCAAATTCCAGGCAGTTGGCGACAGCGACAAGTCCGAGAAGATCAAGGCAATCGACGCGGAATTCAAGCGCCTGAATGTGCAAGCCGTTTTTCGCAAGGCGATCGAGCAAGATGGATTTTTTGGGCGCAGTCAGATTTTCATCGACGTTGGCCTAGAATCGGATGACATCGACCCGGAAGAGCTGAGGACAGATTTAGTAGAGGAGCCTGAAAAGATCGGCAAAGGGGCGCTCAAGCGCTTGGCGAATATCGAGCCGATCTGGAGCTACCCGAATCGGTACAATGCCGACGATCCGTTAGACAAGACATTTTACAAGCCGACTTCGTGGTTTGTAATGGGCAAGGAGATTCATAGCTCGCGCTTGATAACCATCATCACGCGGCCATTGCCTGACATATTGAAGCCAGCATACGCATTCGCCGGGCTGTCGCTTTTGCAGATGATGAAGCCGTATGTCGATAACTGGCTACGCACTCGGCAGAGCGTTTCGGATTTGGTGCATTCCTTTACCGTATGGGTGTTGGCGACTGATTTCGGATCGCTGCTGAATGCGGGCGGCGCAGAGCAACTATACAATCGCGCGGCGCTATTCAACGCGGCGCGCGACAATCATGGCCTGAACATGATTGAAAAGGAAAAAGAAGATTTCTCCAACGTCTCAGCGAACATTGCCGGACTTGATAAGCTTCAGGCGCAAGCACAAGAACAAATGTGTTCGCCCAGCGGCTTGCCAGTGGTATATCTGACCGGGATCACCCCAGCCGGACTCAATCCGTCATCGCAAGGTGAAATCGAAGTGTTCCAGGACACCATCTCGGCGAACCAGGAGATTTACACGCCCGCACTATCGAAGATTCTGAACATCGTCCAGTTGTCGCTATTCGGCGAAATTGACCCGGATATCGGATTTACATGGAATCAGTTGAAGGTCGTAACGCAGAAAGAATTGGCTGATATCCGCAAAACCGAGGCTGAGACTGATATCGCGCACCTTGACGCCGGAATTTTGTCGCAAGAAGAGGTGCGCAAGAAGCTCGCCAACGAGGAAGAATCGCCTTATTCTGGGATCGATCTGAACGCGGTCATTGATCCGCCGGAAGCGCCTGGCAAAGAGCCGGGGATGAATGATTTTAGTGAAAATATTGGCAGTGAATAACAGGACAAATTGACATGACGCTCTTCGCCGGACCGCCGCCGCTAACAACCGCCCAAGTGGGCGCATTGACCACTGCGCAGATTGCGGCGGCCACAACTGCCGATATCCTCGGGCTGGCGACAAATCAGGTCAGTGGATTGACGACGGCGCAAATGTCGGCATTCGCAACGGCCACGCTTGCAGTGATGCCAACGGTCGACGTCTATCAACTATCGAGTGCGCAGGTTGCTGCGTTGACCACAAGCCAGTTTTCGCATCTCACATCTTCGCAAATTGGCGCATTCGCGCCGCCTGGCGTGGCCGCGATCACAACCGCGCAATTCAGCGCAATGACAACCGGCCAAGTTGGCGGATTGACGTCGGACGAGATGCACTCGATCACAACCGCAAATCTGGCGCTGTTGACGACCGCGCAAACCGTTGCGATTCCGGCGGCGAACATGACATGGCTGACCGCCGCCCAGGTCGGCGCACTCACAACGGCCGATACGGCGGCACTCACCACGTCACAGGTCGCGCAGCTTGGCAACAACACCGCAGGATTGACGACGGCACAGGTCGCTGCGCTTAGCACCTCGCAAACCGTGGCGCTGCCGATTGCCGCATTGCTGGCGCTGCAAACCGCTGAGATTGTAGCGCTGTCCACGTCGCAACTATCGACGCTAACGACAAAGCAAACGGCACTCGGATTGAGCGCGGCCGCAGTGCAGGCATTAACGACTGCGCAGGCTGTATCGCTGACGACATCGCAAATCGCCGCGCTGCAACCATTGCAAATTTCGGCCATCAATACCGCCGACATCGCCGCGCTGACGACAAGCCAGATTCAAGCGTTCACGTCTGCGCAGATTGCCCAGGGTCACACGCCAGCGACCATTGCGGCGATCACTACCGCGCAATTGCAGGCGGTCACCACGTCGCAAATTCAGGGCGTGACATCGGCGCAGTTTCAGGCACTGACAACTGGACAAGTCGCATCATTGACGACCGCGCAAGTCGCAAGCATTCCGGCACCAGCTTTCGCGGTTATGTCGCAAGCGCAACTGTATGCATTGACGACCGACCAGGCCGCCGCTGTCAGCGCGGCGCAAATGGCAGCGCTGAATCAGCCTGTGACATCGCCATTCACGCTGCCAGTTTATTCGCCGGTCAACAATCCGGTGCGAATTCAAACTCCGACCGGGTTCCCAAATGCGCTGATCGCCGGGAAAACGTGGAACAGCGGAATCTTTTACATCAAAGACCTGTCGAATCTCATTTTAGCGTTTGCTGTCACGCAGAATTGCACGGTCGGCATTCAGCGATTCAGCGACCCGCTCGGCGCGCAGCCGGTCGGCACCAATGCAACCGTATCCGTTACGGCATCTGGTACCGCTGTTGCTGGCAGCTTGTCGGTAAATGACGGCCTTGCATATTCCTACGTGAATGTCTCGATGCACAACACATCGGCGCTCACGTCGTTCCAATCGAATATGCAATTGGACGGAAGCCTGCCGTCGTAAATAATGAAGGCCAAGGCGAAGACTATCCGGCCGGTTCATCCGAATGCCGGGATTGAGGTCGCGTATCAAAAGAAACTGGATGCGATGATCGATGCGATGAATCGATCTGTTTCATGGTGGGTGAAGGCGGCATATCGGGCTAACAATCCAGAAATGGCGCACGACACTGATATCGGCGACGAGGCATCAAAAACGGTATCCGAGGAAATAGCGGCGGCGATCCAGCAAACCGGAAGCCCGGCGCGCGTGATGCAAAACGTCATGCGTAAGCTGTCGAAGATTTGGCAGAAGCGCTTTGACGATGGTGCCGAAGAAATGGCGAAGCACTTCGCAAAAACGGCGGCCCAGCGCACGGACGCCGGGTTGCGCGCGGCGCTGAAAAAATCAGGCATGACGGTCGAGTTCAAGATGACCGCGAAAATGAATGACGTGCTTCAAGCGACGATTGGCGAGAACGTCGGGCTAATAAAAAACATCGCGAGCGAGCATCTATCGGATGTGCAGGGGCTTGTTATGCGGTCTGTCTCCGCCGGGCGCGATCTCGGCACATTAACTGCGGAACTGCAAAAGCGGTATGGCATTACGCGGCGACGTGCGGCACTAATTTCCGGGGATCAGAATAACAAGTTGACCGCAAATCTGACGATAGTGCGGCAGCGCGAACTTGGCATCACAGAGGCAAAGTGGATGCACTCTGGAGGCGGTAAAGAACCACGTCCAGAGCACTTAGCATGGAACGGGAAGACATATAAAATTGATGAGGGCATGTGGTCTGAAGTGGATCAGAAATTTGTATTTCCCGGTTCAGAAATAAATTGCAGATGCATGTCTCGTTCCATTCTTTCATTTTTAAAATCAGAAGCATAATTTTTAACGGAGAAATGAATTCATCGTGGCAGACGAAAAGATTAAGGGCGCTGGCATTGCATTGATCACGCCGCAAGATGAGTGCCTGTTTCTGCTGCGTTCGCCATCGTCCAATCATCCAGGAGAATGGGATTTGCCAGGAGGCCGCGCCGACGATGGCGAAACTCCAGAGCAAACGGCCAAGCGCGAGACTCGCGAGGAAATCGGCGCTCTTCCATACGGCCAACTCGAAAAAATAGCCGACACATCCAGCAAAGACGACAGCGGCAAAGAAGTCGATTTCCTGACGTTCAAGATGCGAATCATGCACAAGTTCACGCCGAAGTTGGATAAATCCGAGCATACGGCGTTCAAGTGGGCGACGCTTGAGAATCCGCCGGAGCCGCTGCACCCAGGCGTGCGCCAAGTAGTCGATACGATGCTTGGCAAGAAGCCAGCGCAGGACTGCCAGATAGCAAAGGATGCGCTGGCATTCGACAGGCAATCAGTGCGCAGCGTCGATCAAGATGGCCGGATGCGCGTGGAATTGACGCCAATTAGTAAAGCTATGGTCTGCCCGTACTATGGTGAGGAAATCCCTGAGGCGCAGGCGCTTGGACTTGATCCGAAACGCATTTACATGCTACTGCGCGATCCTGATGAGCTGGCGAAATCCGTGCCGACATGGAACAACGTGCAATTGCTCAATGAGCACATCCCGGTCAATGCGCAATCGCATCAGCCGAAGGCGACCGTCGGCGCAACCGGGACGGACGCAGTTTTCGAACACCCGTACCTGAAAAATTCCCTGGTCATTTGGACGCAGGACGCAATCAAAGGCGTTGAGACCGGCGCGCAACAAGAGATTTCATGCGCCTATTACTACAACGCTGACATGACGCCGGGAACCTATGAAGGCGTTCAATACGACGGAATCATGCGAAATATCCGGGCGAATCACGTCGCATTGGTAGAAAAAGGGAGATGCGGAGCAGACGTTATAGTAGGAGATTCGGCCGGGCCGAATGTAAAGGTAGTTTCAATCAACCTCAATGGAGCAATCAACATGGGTAAATCCCTAAGCAAAAAAGCAGTGATGGCCAAGGGAGCCTTGTTGGCTGTCCTGAAGCCAATGATGGCAACGGATTCGCAAATGCCGAATCTCGATACCATTCTCGCTGGCGTCAAGCGCAAGAACTGGCTTGAAAAGAAGCCCGGCATCGTAGCGGCCATCAAGCCGTTGTTGGCGAAAGATACCGATCTCGCCGACATCGTTAAATTGCTGGACAAGTTGGACAGCGCCGAGCCAGACGATGACAACGTCGCTCAGGACGAGCCTGACCCAAAGATGGCTGGAATCATGGACAAGTTGCGCGGCAAGATTAGCGATGAAGACCTCGCAGAAATCGAGGCCATGCTGAAGGCAAAACCAGTGGCCGTACCGACCGCCGCCGACGAGCCAGCGCAAACCGCTAACGCCGCGAATGCGAACCCCAATAATCAGGAAAACAAAAAGCCCGCTGCGGCTGACGACGACGAGGAAAAAATGGACAAGGCCGCAATGGACAAGGCAATCAAATTGGCGTGCGACAAAGCCGCCAAAGAAGCCGAGCAAAAGACAATCGATCGCATGAACGGCATCGCCGATGCGCTGAAATTCGTCAAGCCGATTGTCGGTGAAATTGCCATCGCTTGCGACAGCGCAGAAGCGGTCTATAAAGCCGCCTTGACGATCAAGGGCATCGATACCAAGGGCATGCATTCCGATGCCTATAAATCAATTCTCACCAACTTACCCAAGCCACAGAAAGCCACTTTGCAAGTAGTGGCGAACGATGCGGCGTTATCCGGCGATGTAACCGAGTGCTTCCCTGACTCGAACCGCTTGAGCCGTTAATTCACCACCACACCAAAATTCAAGGAGCAATAAAATGGGCTTTCCCCGTCAAGTAAATGTTGTTGCGGCACCTGCCGTACTCGGTGATTTCGCCGATTCGAATCCGCGCGCTACGGTCAATGCCAGCGCAGGCGCGTTCATCGCTGGTCCAAATGGCGTTGCCGTTGGCGCGTTCGCATGGGCCGATGCGCAGAATATCACCGTCAGCAATACCGGCCAAGGTGCGCCGACCGGTTTTGTCCATCGCGATCAACAGGGTATCATCACCACATATTTGGCTGATGACACGCTGATGATGTATCCAGGCTCGCCGGTTACGCTATTCAACGAGGGCGGATTCTGGGCGCTCAATACCGGGACGACGACTTCGGCCATTGGCAATAAGGCTTATGCCAACAACGCAACCGGTCAAGTGACGTTCAATGTCACCGGCACGCCGCCGACTTCCGGCTCTTGCACTGGCGGCACGCTGGCAAAGATCGTATCGGCCAGTACCGGCGCGGCGATCCCTGCGACTGCACCGTCCTGCACGGCGGCCATCAGCGGCACCACCATGACCGTCAGCGCAATCGCTGCGGGTACGGTCATCGGCGTCGGACAAGTTCTTTCCGGCGGCTCTTCGACGGTCGGCTATGTCGATGCGAACACGACCGTGACCGGCTTCGTCAGCGGCACCAATGGCGGCGTCGGTGTCTATACCGTCAGCATCTCGCAGACTGTGGCATCGACCACAATCACCGCATCGGGCGGCTGCATGACGCTGACCGGCGGGAACACTACTGGCGTTTTCTCGGTCGGCGATATCCTGGCCGTCGCATCGTCAGGATCGCTGACCGCTGGCACTTACATCACCGGCATCGTGTCGGCAACTGGCGGGGCCGCTGGCACCTACCTGCTGAGCGCACCGGCTGCTACTGCGGTTGCCGCTGGCACGATCACAGCGACAAATGCGATGTTCTTCACTGTTGACTCCAGCTCGACCGGCGTCTGGCAACTGAATGACTCGCTCAATAGCTCCGGCCTGACAGTGCCTTGCTACATCACCGCAACGGCTGCGCAAAACGCAAACCTGACCGGCACTGGCGGCGCGGGCACGTATCGGACCAATCAGTATCAAACCGCGATCGGTGCGCAAACATTTACCGTCAACGTGGGCACAGAAACAAAATGGGTGGCGGCCTCGATTGGTGCGCCTGGCGAACTCGTAAAGATTTCTACTTGGCTGTTAGGCTAATCCTAGCCATTAACTCAAACTAAAGGAACTTTTGAATCATGGCTAAATTAGCTTACGACATGTCGCCGAGCGACCAACAGGCGTATATCAATTTCTGCGAGCAGGAATGGGGTATACATCTCAACGGCGCGAACATTTTCACGCGCCCTGAGTGGAAGAAAAACATGGACTTGGCGATGGATGCGCAGCCGCAATTGGTGACCGTCGCCAATTCCGGTATCCCCGCGTATCTGACGTTTTTCACCGACCCGGATATCCTGCGCGTCTTGCAGGCTCCGAACAAAGCCGCTGAACTCTTCGGTGAAAAGCAAAAAGGCACTTGGACCGATTCGACGTTGATCTTCCCGGTAGTAGAGCAAACATATGAAGTCTCCAGCTACGGAGATTTCAACAACAATGGCCGCGCCGGTATCAATATGGTCTTCCCGGAACGTCAACCGTATTTGTATCAGACGGTTGTCGAGTATGGGAATTTGGAAATCGCGCGCGCTGGCCTGGCGAAAATTGGTTTCGTCGCCGAACAAAAGGCCGCTGCCGTCAACGGTTTGAATAAGTTCGGCAATTTGGCCTACTTCAAGGGCATTCAAGGTCTGCAAAACTACGGCCTGCTTACCGACCCGAATCTGTATCCAGCGATCGCGCCAATTCCGAAAGCAAATGGCGGCGTGGCTTGGCTGAACGGCACTGCGCCGAATGCAACGGCAAACGAAATCTTCGCTGACATTCAGCAGTTGGTGAATCAGTTGATCAACCAATCGTCCGGTATGATCGATGTCGATTCGAACTTCATTCTTGCCATGTCGCCGCATAGCCAGGGCGCTTTGACAGCGACAAACACATTCAACGTGAACGTGATGGCGCTGTTGAAAAACAACTACAAGAACCTGAAGATCGGTTCGGCCATCCAATACGGCGCAGTGACTGCGCAGAACCCACAGGGCAACGCCGTCGGCGAAACCGTTCAATTGTGGTGCCCAGATGCGGAAGGTCAGGATTCCGGCTTTTGCAGTTTCAATACGAAATTGTTCGCCGGTCCTGTTATTCCAGACCTGTCCAGCTACAAGCAAAAATTGGCGCAGGGTGTGTCTGGCTTCATCCTTCGCCAGCCGTTTGCGTTAGGTACGCTCGTGGGGGTTTGATAGGCGTATAACGCCAAGAAATAGCATTAACTGTAGTGCAGAACGCCCGATAAGTTCGGGCGTTTTCTTTTCCGAATTCACAAGGGGAACTAAATGGCAAACGCCGAAACCACATTAACACTGAAGAAACAAACCGGACAGACTTGGAGCAACGAAACCGTGAGCGTGGCAAGCAAAATGCCGATGCCGTTCGTGCTTCAGTTGCACAAAAAAGTAAGGCGCACAATCCAGGCGCATGGCGGCACTATTACAGAAGAAGTATTTGAGCCGATCGTCGGCACAAAAGACCGGCCGACATCGTACATCATCGCGGGCAACGCATACCTCAAGAAGCCCGGCGACGCGGGGGGCATCATTTCCGCTGGCTTTGCAATCACCAACAACATCCCGAAAGAGTTTTGGGAGGAATGGCTCGCCCAATTTGAATCGCATGATGCCGTGAAAAACAACATGATTTTTGCGCACAAAGAATCTGCCAGCGTCACGTCGATGACTCGCGAATTCGAAGCCGAAAAGTCCGGCATGGAGCGGCTTAACCCAGCGGCATTGCCGAAAATGGGGAAGGTCACCGTCGAAACATCCGACAATTCGCCCAACGCCAAGAAATAATCATGTCGAACCAATCCAACGTTGTCGTTTTCGATTACCCTTCGTGGGCGGCGCGATATCCTGAATTCAATTCTGTTCCACAGAACACCGTTCAGGCATATTTCAACGAGGCGCAATTGTATTGCGATAACTCGCCCGTTGGATTGGTTCCAAATTGCGCGCCAGTGTTTCAGCGCGCGCAATTCCTCAACATGCTGACGGCGCATATCACGATGTTGAATGCCGTCATCAATGGGCAACCATCTAGCCCGCTGGTCGGGCGCATCAATAGCGCGACCGAGGGAAGTGTGTCAGTGCAAACGCAGTTGGATTACCCGGCAGGATCACCACAATGGTACGCGCAATCGAAATACGGAATCGCATACTGGCAGGCTAGCTCCTCATTCCGCACGATGCGCTATGTGCCAGGGCCGCGGCCGAATTTCAATCCCTATGGGCTGAATATCGTCAGACTGTAATGGCAACTTACACATTCAAGGGCGGCGACAAGCTGAAGGCGCGGCTCGCTGAGCTGTCAAAAAAAGTCAGTAAGTCGTCGATTGTCGATGTTGGGTTTTTCGAAGGATCGACGGAAAGTGCATCTGGAGTATCGACGCCGATGGTTGCCTATTGCAATGAGTTTGGTGTAGAAATTCCGAATGAGAGCGGAGAGCCGAAAGAAGACAAAGAATATCGAACGCCGCCACGCCCATTTTTCCGTGGCATGATTAAGGACGGCGAGAAGCATTGGGGCGACGACCTCGGGAAAGCCCTGTTGCATGCAGACTACGATAGCTCGGTGGCGCTTAGTCTGATGGGCGAAAGCATGACAGGCGAATTGGTGCAATCGATCACGGATCAGGTTTATCAGCCGCTGGCAAAATCGACAGTTCAGAAAAAGGGTTTCGATACGACGCTTTTGGATACCGGCGACATGAAGCGCGCAGCCGCATTTGAGGTGAAAGAATGAATTTGCACGGCATAGTTGCTCCATACGTCGCATCAGTAAATCCGTTCCTGCTTTGCTCTTTGCAGGCGTCGAATGGATACACAATTTTGCCGGATGGTTCGCAAGTGCCTGGATATGCCGATCCGGTCGCAATCGAAGTGCAGTGCCAGGCCTTGACATATAACGACCTGATGCAAATCAGCGGTATGAATATTCAGGGCAAGCGTCAGGCGATGTACATCGTCGGCGACTGGAATGGCCTTGTGCGGTCTGAATCAAAGGGCGGTGATCTGATCACGACGCCGGACGGTCAGGTGTGGCTATGCGCGATGGTCCTTGAAAATTGGTCGATGTCTTCCGGCTGGACGAAGATTTGCGCTACCCTTCAGAACGGCGCTTGACATGCCAGTTTCATTAAACGCGACGGAAACGCAAGCGCTCACGACACTGCGATCATTTTTGGTCGGCATCTTGCCTGCGAATACGGTAGTTGTTCGCGGATTGGTAAATCGGGTACCGGAACCATCAAATACGAATTTTGTTGTCATGACGCCGATTTTTCAAGAGCGGCTAGCGACGAACTTGGATGACTATGTAACTTGCTTGTTTGTCGGATCGATATCTGGCACGACTTTGACGGTGGCGTCCATCGGCAGCGGCGGCATCTCGGTCAATTCAACGATTTACGGACCGGGCGTTGCATACGGCACCTACGTTACGGCGCTCGGCACCGGCACTGGTGGCGTCGGCACATACACGCTGAACAGCTCGCAAACGATCGGCAGCTACCCAATGCAGGCTGGATCGAAAACGGTAGAGCAATCAACGCAATTGACAGTCCAATTGGACGTGCATGGCCCGATCAGCGCCGACAACGCGCAGATTATCACGACGCTATTTCGCGATGACTATGGCGTCCAGGCATTCCAGTTTAATAGCGGCATCGGCATCGCTGAAATCGGCATGATGACCATCGGCGGCGCGGAGATCGTGCCGCTATATACAAGCGATCCGCGCCAGATGCCATTCATCAACGGTGAGCAGCAGATCGAAGAGCGATGGATAATTGACGCGGTCATGCAGGTTAATCCGATTGTCACCGTGCCGCAAGCATTTGCAACGGTACTCGGGCCAGTAGAAATTATTGACGTAATTTAGTTTCACAGAATGCCGCAGTAATGCGGATATTTCCCATAAGCCTTCCATGCGGAGGCTTTTTTATTGGAGCAATACAATGTCTATTTCCACGACGATACCCGCAAGCGCATTCGTCAATGTCAATCCGCAGACTATCGGCGCTGGCGGGGCCGCTGTGGCGCTTAATGGTCTTTTCCTCAGTAACGGTAGCCGCGTTCCGATTGGAAGCGTCCTGTCGTTTCCATCGGCCAAGGCGGTATCGTCCTATTTCGGGCCATCCGCAAAAGAAACTACCGAGGCCGGTATTTATTTTGCCGGTAACGTCAACTCAAGTGCCAAGCCTGGTGCACTGTTGTTCGCGCAATACAATCAGGCTGCGGTACCGGCGTATCTGCGCGGTGGCAACATCTCGTCGCTGACGACCGCCCAACTCGAAGCGCTGTCCGGCGTATTGATGGTATCTGTCAACGGCGTAATTGAAACTTCGAGCAACATCAGCCTGACCACTTCCGGCACGCCATCGCTCGTGGCCGCCGCCATCCATTCGGCATTCGGATCGTTCGCAGGCACCGTGACATACGACAGCGTATCTGGCGGCTTGCTTTTCACGACAACTGCAACCGGCGGCAGCGAGACAATCTCCTACGCCGTCAGCGGCACCGGCACGTCGACCACAAGCACTACGTCAGGCACTGTTTTGACGGTTTCCGGTACGGTCACCGGCGTTTATAACGTCGGCGATTACGTCACCGGCACCGATAGCACAAACAGCCTGCCGTCAGGTTGCACGATTCTCAATCAGTTGACCGGGACGACTGGCGGTGCCGGAACCTACACAATCAGCGTGGCGGGCAGCCCAGGCAATCTCGCATCAAGCGCAATTGATTCATTCGGCCCGACTGGCGCATTCGTTACCGCGCTGGCACTGACGCAAGCAACTGGATCAATTTTGTCTCAAGGTGCGGCGGCGGCGACACCGGCAGCGGCCATGAATGCCATTACGTCGGTCACGACAAATTTTGCATCGTTCATGACGCTGTTCAATCCAGATGCGTCCGGCAATGCGAACAAAGTCGCATTTGCGGAATGGACGACGCTGCAAAATAATCAATATGCATACATCGCATGGGATACGGATATTACGCCGACCCAATCTACTAATGCGGCAGCGAGTCTTGGTCAAATCCTGATTGCCGGGCAATATTCCGGCACCGCGCCGATTTACGAGCCGTCCGATTTGCATCTCGCATCGTTCACTTGCGGCATTGCGGCGTCGATCAATTTCACTGAGCCAAACGGCAATACCAGCTTTGCCTTCAAATATCAAGGCGGCCTCAGCCCATCGATCACGAACGAAACACAGAAAGCCAATCTTCAAGCGAATGGCTACAACTTCTATTGCACGTCGGCATCTGGCGAGAGTCAATGGGCGTTCTTGTATCCTGGATCGATCAGCGGCCAATTTCTCTCGATGGAACGTTACTTCAATCAAATCTGGCTGAATCGTAGTTTCCAAATTTCTCTGATGGATTTGTTGACGACCGTCAAGGCTGTGCCGTATGCGCAAGATGGCTACGCACTTATTGAAGCGGCGATGCAGACAGACATTAATAACGCCATCACCTTCGGCATGATTCAGTCCGGCATCACCCTGTCGCCAGCTCAGATCGCGGAAGTCAACTATCAGGCGGGCGCAAATATCGCCGGGACACTACAATCGGTTGGCTGGTACCTCCAAGTGCTTGACCCTGGCGCGATCGTGCGCGGCGGCGGCGGGTCGCCGGTCATCCAGTTTTTCTACACAGATGGCGGCAGCGTCCTTCAGATCAATCTCGCGTCCATCGACGTCATTTAATACGAGGAAATCATGGCAACTTTAACAGCAGCAAATTCCGTGATCATGCTCGCGGTCAATGGCGTATTTTCCAATCCTCAAAAGCTGCAACAGTTTTCCGCAGACGATGTGTTTGACTTGGAAGATATTGATTCGGCAGAGACCGTAATGGGCGTTGACGGCAAATTGTCCGGCGGGAAGATTTATGTGGAAGTGCCTTGGTCGGTTACTTTGGCGGCGAATTCACCATCATGCCAGGTATTCGATAGCTGGTCGGCATTCGAGGATCAGAAAAATGATATCACTACCGCAAGCATGAATATTCAGTTGCCGGGACTTGGCTACAAGTGGGTTTATACCAACGGCATTCTAAAAAAGAAATCACCGGCACCGAGCTTGAAGAAACTCGTACAGCCGAGAAAATTCACGATCGTTTGGGAGTCGGTAACTACCGCTCCGCTGTAAATGGTTGCATGCGACTGACTTAAATGTCATTGCAGTTCAATCCCCTTGATGCAAGTCGCATGCATTAACTAAGGGGAATTTCAAGGGGAATCAAATGGCACTCCGTGAGGCGACCGTCAAAATTACCGCTGAAGGGCGGGATCAAAATAAGCTTTTCCACATCACCGAAATGCCAGCCATGCAGGCTGAACGCTGGGCAACCAAGGCGTTTCTTGCGCTTGCTCGATCCGGTGACAAGATAGCGGATGAAATTGCAAGTTCAGGTTTAGCCGGTGTCGCTGCGCTCGGCATGAAGGCGTTCGCCGGTCTTAATTACGATGATGCGGAACCTCTCTTGCATGAAATGCTTTTGTGCGTCGAATGCATCCCAGATGCATCCAGTCCTAATTTCAAGCGCAACCTTGTTGACAACGATATCGAAGAAGTGGCAACGCTTATCAAATTGCGCATCGACGTATTCAAACTTCACATAAATTTCTCTACGCCAGACGCCCGCTCGACATCGACTCCGACAGCGGCTGGCAAGAATCACCAGAATACGCGGAATACCCAAACATTCCGAGGTCGATAGGCGCTGTTTTGTCGCACGGAAAAGCGACGTTGAAAGAATTGGAAACGTACTACTCGCTTGAAGATGTTTATTTCATGCTCGAAGTGATCAGCATCGACAACCACAATCGCAAACTCGCTGCTGACGCCGCGAAAAAATCCAAGGACTGAAATTGGCAACTATTATCGATTCCCTGTTGGTGTCGCTCGGTCTGGACGCATCAGGCATGAAGAAAGGCGCGAAAGATGCGTCCGATTCATTCGATAAGATCAAGAAGGATTCCGAGGACGCGGCCGATGCATTCAAACGCGGGCAGGAGGATGCTAAGGTTGCTTTTGAGAAGCGCGTAAAATCGCAGGTCGCTTCCGGCAAGCTATCGCAACAAGCCGCAAAATCAGAATCCGATCTGTTCAAGCGTCAGCAGCAAGACCAACTCTTCAACTTCAAGAAAGATCAGTCGGCAAAACTTGATGTCGCGAAGAAGACGCGCGATCAGGAGTCCAAGGCGGCGAAAGAAAAGGAAGATCAAGGCAAGAAAGCCGCCGAAGGCATTTCGAAAGTCAGAAATGAAGTTCTTGGCCTGATCGGCGCATTTGTCGGGTTGTCGGCACTAAAGGGATTCGGCGAAAGCCTGATTGGACTCGGCGCACATGCGGCGCGCACCGCTGGCGCTGTTGGACTATCAGCCGAAGCTCTGAATGCATGGACGACGACCGCGTCCAATTTCGGGGCCAGCGCCGCCGAAGTCGAAGACGCTTTCCGGTCGATGAATCAGTTCCAAGATGCATTGTCGAAGGGCGCACCGGAAGCAACGCAGAAGCTGAACGATCTTGCCATCGAATTGGCGGCCATCAATTCCCGCACGGGATCGCACATTTCCGCCGATTGGTCGAGATTGGCTGACCAGCGCATTTCGTCGGAAGAGCGTTTGCTGGAATTGTCGAAAACTGCCGCACAATTGACCGAGAAGGATTCGGCGTTGTGGCTGGCTAAGCTCGGCATCGGCGAAAACATCGCGCGCGCGCTTCACGCCGGGAACGTCGAACTTGCCATCGAATTGCAGCATGCGCGCGACATCGATAAAGATGCCGCAAAAGCATCTGAATCGTCGCTGAAACTCGCGAAAGCCTGGAATGAAATAAAAAACCAGGTCAAAGGCGTCGGCGACTCGATGCTTGTCGACTTGGCTCCGGCAATCGATGGCATTGAAAAGGGCATGACCAAGACCCTGGCATATTCGCACGATCACATAAAACAGACGGAAATCGCGGTCGGTGGGTTGACTGCTGCGTTGACGGCGGCCGGAGCCGTTTCGTTTCTGGGGCTTTCGACGGGAATTGGCGTCGTTGGAACTGCGATCGCGGCGGCCACGGCTGGCATCACAGCTTTGCTTGGCGGGTTATCGCTTGTTGCCGGGTTCAAGGGCGGATATGCGCTTTCAGAATGGCTGGATAAGACGTTTGGCCTGAAATATTACGACAAGAACGGCAAGAAGATCGGCGGCGAGGAAAAGAGCGCAGAATCGCCAGCAGCAGGGAAAGAAGTTGAAGCGGCCAAGCGAGTCAAGTCAAATATCAATCTGGAGAAGATCGATAAATCGGCATTGAAGGCCGAGGCCGCGCGCGAAGTGGCAGCCGTTGCGCCGAAGAGTGCTGAAGTCCCAACAGCGCAAGGCGGCTCGGCCCATGGCATCTCGTATCGCGACGTTGCCGCAGGAAGTCAGGCAACCAATGCACCGGCTCAGGCGGCATCGCTTGATCCACAAGAGGCCGCCAAAGCAGCCGAAGCGAAATACGGCATCCCGGCCGCCGTCACGCTCGCGCAATACAAACTCGAAAGCAATAACGGTAAAAAGACGCCAGCGGGGAGCAATAACCCGTTCGGCATCAAGGCCACGCGAGCGGAAATAGAAAAAGGCCAGTATGTCGAGGGGATGACGACCGAGCATTTGAACGGTGTCGATGTCCGCATCAAGCAAAAATTCAAGAAGTTCGATTCGCTCGCAGACGCATTTGAAGCGCATGCCAAGTTGCTTGCGACCGGGTCGGCATACTCGGAAGCGCGCAAGCACAAAGACGACCCCAATGCGTTCGCTGATGCGCTGACAGGCAAGTACGCTACCGACGCGAACTACGGAAGCAAATTAAAGACGATTATCGCGGAGCAAGGCGGTGCAACGACGATCGGCACAAGTGGTATCGCCGCCGCGCTGCGCCCTGGTCCGCCGATCGACAGAGGATTGAACACCGGAGCGACGGCGGCGGTCACGACGAACCAGACGACGAATAACCACAGTTCGAATAGCTCCGTGCAAGCGGAAACCAATGTCAACGGGCCGATCAATATCTACACCCAGGCGACCGATGCCAAGGGCGTTGCACAAGGTCTTGGTGCTAATTTGCAGAGCATGCAAACCTATGTTCTTGCATCCAATGCAAATAATGGATTGAACCCATGAGCCTTCCGTTCAATGTTCCATCGTTCCCGGACGTGCCGATCGCCGCCGGGGTGCCGTCTGTGCTGCGTCAGAAATTGGCGTCAGTCGGAAGTATCGCAAACAGTTTGCCGAATATTGCAATTGGGGCCGCGCAACAGGCCGTCAGCGGGATTATCAGCAACGCCCAGCAGATTGGGTCAAACCTTGTAAATGGAGCGTTTGGCGAACTTCCTACGGCATTAACCGGCGATTCGTCGGGCGTACAAAATGCGGCTGTTCAGCCTGGTCAATGGGGAATTTTTCAACAGGATTTCAATAAAGCAATTTCCCCTGATTCGATCAAGTCGCTTGAATATCAGCAGTCGTGGAGGTTACCGAATTATCCGATGGAGCAAGGCGCATTCCAATCCTATAACAAGGTCCAGACGCCATTCAATATTCGGATCAGCATGACCAAGGGAGGCACGACCGAGGATAGGCAGAATTTTTTAGCTGACATTGAGATAGCGGCGAATAGCACGAATTTGTACATCGTGGTGACGCCGGACATTACATACCGGGACATGTCAATCGAGCATTACGATTACAAAAGGACGTCAACCAATGGCGTAACTTTGTTGACCGTAGAAATGTCATTGCTTGAAATCCGCGAAGCTCCAGCGTCGACAATGACGAATACCGCCACCACGGCGGCAGCGGCGCAAGTGAATGGCGGAACAGTTCAGGCCGTCCCCGTTACCGATACTCCAAATACAACTGGCGGCCAGCCGACAAGCTCGGCACAATTTGAATCTGGCGCGGCGGCTCCGCAAGCGTCCGTCGCGCCGCCGGATCAAGTAACGCCAACGCAGGCCGCTGCCGTGACGGCAACAGAAACACCGGCCGTAAAAAGTACCTCGCCACAATTCGACAACACTCCACGCGATGCCGATGGGAATCCGGTGGAAATTGAGGGAACGCAAGGCAATGGCAATCCGATACCGACAAAAGGGCCGGTCTACGTTAAAAACGCAGATGGCACATTGAACAAATACAGTAGACAGGGTGATTTGATCGAAGTTGTTCCATCAAATTATTTCCAATAATCATGCAGATCATCCCAATTCAAGACGTGCCGAATCAACAGATTCAAGTAACGCTCGCTGGGCAGCAATGCGCGATCAATCTATACGAAAATTCGCAGGGGCTATTTTGTGATTTGTTGATATCGAATACGCTAATCGTCGCTGGGGTAATTTGCCAGGACAGGAACCGCATCGTGCGCGACCTGTATCTTGGTTTCATCGGCGACCTATCGTTTGTCGATACGCAAGGATTGGGCGACCCGATGTCGCCAGGACTTGGAACTCGCTATGTATTTTGCTATCTCGACACGTTTGATTTGCCGATAGGGGTTGGTTGATGGCATTCACGAAAAAGCGGATCGATCTGGTTTTCACGCTGGGCGGATCGAATACTTTCAGCGGATCATCGAATCAAGTGACCGTGAAAGGCTTGCGCGTATCTTGCAAGATCGTGAAGACGGCAAGCGCCGCGATGAACGAATGCCAGCTCAGGATATGGGGGTTGACGCCGGACATTTACAACAAATTGACATCGATTTATCCGGTCACGAATTACATCCAGCAGAACACCGTAAAAGTGATGGCCGGGGATTCGGCGACCGGACCTAATCCGATAGTTTTCGTCGGGCAGATCACGATCGCTCAGATCGATTTGAATAGCCAGCCTGACTCGGTGATGAATGTCATCGCACAGACCGCGCTCTTGCAGGCATTGACGCCAGTTAAATCAACGGAATATCCCAACACCTTCGACGTTGCGACGGCTATGGGAAGCCTTGCTAACCTGATGAATCTTGATTTCGAGCCGAATGGCGTGCAGCAGACGCTAGGCAGATCAACATTCAACGGCACCGCGCGCGACCAGGCGATTGCGCTAGCGAAGGCGGCCAACATCAACTTGATTATTGACGACAATTCTGTAGTGATTTTTCCGAAAAATGGGAATAGATCAAGCCAAAAAGTTGTGACGGTATCAGACGACCAAGACCCGGCAATGATTGGATACCCAAGCTATTCGAATATCGGGATCGGGCTGAAGACGCTTTACAATCCGAACATTAAATGGGGCGCGCAAATACAAGTGAAAAGCAGCTTGAAGGTAACGAATTTGAATGGTATGTGGACCGTATTCGGGCTCGCCCACACTTTGGAGAGCGAGCTTCCAGAGGGCCGATGGGACACTGAAATTCAAGCGCAAAATTTTGTCGGATTGGGATCGCAATGACGCAACCAACTTCAGGCTCTCAGCCGCTTTCATCGTTCGGATCGGAATACAATTCCCTGCGGTTCATCATCCTGTCAATTCTTTCGAAAATCCGCACAGCGACATTGTGCAAGGTGACGAGCGTGACGAATGCGGGCGGCGTATCTCCCGTTGGTTTCGTCGATCTTCAGCCGCTCGTCAATCAAGTCACTGGCGCTGGCGTGGCGATGGCGCAAGGCGCGATCTACCATATTCCGTACTTCAGACTTCAGGGCGGCGCGAATGCAATCATCCTTGATCCGCAAGTTGGCGACATCGGGATTGCGATATTTGCCGACAGCGACATTTCGAATGTCGTCACGACAAAAGCGCAATCGAGCCCGGGCAGTGGCCGAGAATTTGACGTATCGGATGGATTGTATTTTGGCGGATTCTTGAATGGATTGCCGACGCAAATTTTCGAGTTTTTGAATGATGGCGCCGGAATCGCATTAACCACTCCTGGGTCTTTTACCGTGAATGCATCGAGCATGATAGTCAATTGCGGGATCACGGCGACAGGTGATGTTGTCGGAAATGGCATCAGTCTTGATAGCCATGTCCATGGCGGAGTTACGCCGGGCGGCAGCGATACCGGAGTGCCGATCTGATGAATACCCTTTTACTTGATCGCACGAATTGGGATTTGTGTATCGATGCATCTGGCAATATTGCGATGGCGAAAGCGCCGTATTCGTTGGCGCAGGATGCCGCAAGCGCAATCCGCCTGTTCCTCGGCGAATATTGGTTCGATACAACTATCGGAATACCGTATTTCGAGCAAGTTCTCGGCAAAAATCCGCCTGTGAATTTGCTTAAAACGCTCATTATTGATGCAGCAAAGACCGTTCCCGGCGTGCAAAGTGCGAGCGTCTATCTAACATCGATTAAAAGCGGGCAAGTCAGCGGCCAAGTGCAATTAACCGATTCATCCGGCAATATTTCAATAGCGAATTTCTGATGACCACATCTTCAGTACCGTCGATATCTCAAACGGAGGTAGGCTGGATTGCGCCCGCACAATCAGCGGTCCTAGCGGGAGTTATCGCCGACATCAATACCGCATTCGGCGGTGGGTTGAATTTTCCTGCCGGTGCGCCATCGACCGGAACAGTCGCACCTCCGCAAATGCAATTGGCGACCACTGAAACGGCAATCATCGGCAACACAAACGACTTGCTGCTGGCGCTGTTCAATGGCGTTGATCCGGCTTATGCCGCTGGACGTATGCAAGACGCCATCGGGCGCATTTATTTCCTGACACGCATCCCGGCAGCTTCCACGGTTGCGCAATGCACATGCTCCGGCTATCCTGGCGTCGTCATACCGATCGGCGCGTTGGCCGTTGACATATCCGGCAATCTGTACTCGTGCACGCAATCCGGAACTATCCCGCCGAGCGGCAGCATCGTTTTGCCATTCGCGAACAATCTGCAGGGTCCGATACCATGCCCAGCCAACACCCTGACGACGATCTACCAAACGATCAATGGATGGGACTCGATCAATAATGCGAGCGACGGCGCAGAGGGCAACAACGTCGAATCGCGCGCGCAGTTCGAAAATCGCCGTCGGCAATCCGTGGCGGCCAATGCGTTGAACACATCGCAGGCGGTTTTGGGTCAAGTACTCGCCGTCCCGAACGTCATCGGCGCATATGTGCAAGACAATCCGAACGCATACCCAATCGCAACGAATCCGAGCGCGGTGATTTCCGGGTCAATTTCGGGTACATCGCTCACGGTTTCGTCCGTGATATCCGGGACTGTCGCCATCGGGCAAATCATCAGCGGACCAGGCGTAACATCGGGCACGACGATCACAGCCGGATCGAGTTCGCCTTACACGGTCAGCATTTCCCAGACGGTAGCCACGAATACCTTGCAGCTTGGCGGCGTGCAAATTCTCCCCAACTCGCTCTATGTTAGCGTGGCAGGCGGCACTTCGACCGCCGTTGCTCAGCAAATTTTCAACAAAAAACCACCTGGCTGCGGGTTGAACGGGAATACGACCGTCACCGTTTATGATTCGAGTTATCCATATGCTCCGCCAGGCATTGCCTACCCGATCTCATACGAAACACCGTCCGACGTCGAAATTTATTTCAATGTGGTGATACTCGATAGCGCGTCAGTCCCAGCAAATGCCGCCACGCAAATACAGAACTCGATCATCAATGCGTTCACCGGAAACGATGGCGGCCTGCGCATGCAGATGGACACGCTCATGCTTGCGAGTAGATTTTATCCTGGGATTTATACTCTAGGATCGTGGGCAATGCTCGAATCGCTGACTATGGGATCATCGGCATCGCCAGCATTTGCCATTACGGCTTCATCGTCCGGCACGACATTAACGGTAACGGCAACCGGCGGCGCAATCGCTGCGGGGCAAGTTATAGCAGGCGCAGGCGTTGTGCCGGGTACGGCAATCGTTTCTCAAATTTCAGGACCGACCGGATCGACTGGCACTTACAAAATTTCCAATGCACAAGCCGTCGGCAGTGAATCGATGAACATCATCGCAATGACTGCGACCTCGCTGCAAATGCTTATCAACCAAATGCCAGTTACAGCGGCATTGAATATCAACGTTTCGGTTTAGCAATATGCCGCAAATACCAAACGGCATAGGCGATTTCATCATTGGGGAATCGGCGATTGGCGATCAGCCATTCTACTGGCCGAATACCGTCTATTCGCAATACTATAACAGCCCGGTAATCATGGCGTGGTTGGATTATTTCTCGCAGTGGATCGATGCCAATGCGAATATCGATGCGTGGTATGACCAACTTTGGAACATTGAAACAGCAGTTGGATACGGGCTTGATGTATGGGGCCGTATCCTTGGCGTCAGCAGAGTTTTGAGCGTGTCGGAAACTCCTTATTTTTCCTTTGCGAATTCCGGCGGCGACAGCAATCCAACGGCTTGGTACACATGGTATTCCGGCGAGGCGTTGAATTCCAATTACTCGCTTACTGACGACGCATTCAGGCAACTTCTTTTCGCGAAGGCGGCGGCCAATATTTGGGATGGTTCGATACTTGGTCTCAATGCGATTTTACGGATGATATTCCCCGACCAAGTCTGCTATGTTACCGACGGTCTGGATATGACCATGACCTACACATTCGCATTCCAATTGTCGCCCGTTCAGTCGTCCATCGTTTTCAATTCCGGCGTGCTGCCGCGCCCTTGCGGCGTAGCTGCTAGCGTCGTTCAACTTTAGAGGTAGGCATGCAATCGAGCAACGCCCCAGCACAATTGCCAGTCGTCTTTGCTGTCGACGCGGTAAGCGGGACTTATATCCGCACGATCCCGACTACGACTTCTGATCCTGCGGCGGCATCGTTGACGCTCGGATTTCCACCAGAAACGTTCGTAGCGCTGGCATCGGGCGGCGTCTTGCCAGATGGCCGTGACATGAACGGCCTCGGCAACATGCTCGCAGGCCCGGTGCAATGGCAGCAGGCGGGCGGATTTTACGTCTACAACTCAACATTCAGCGCGGCGATCGGTGGATACCCAAAGGGCGCTGTATTGGCAAAAGCGACGTTGAATGGACTTTGGCTTAGCACTGTCGAAAACAACACGTCAGACCCGGATACCGGCGGCGCAGGATGGCAAAGCTTCATTCTGTCTACCGCCTATCAATACAATGTCCCAATCTTAAATCCGTACGGCCCATATCCCGCGCGCGCGGTAACCGTATTCGACACACCGGCCACTCAGTTCCAAAAATCGTTCAATCAGGCTGCTTTCTGGGGCGTTGATGTAACGAGCAATATCGATCTGACTTTGCCGGTGAAGATGCAAATATCGTTCACGAGCAACGTTGCGAACAACAATTTTTACATGCAGTTTCAATACCAGAATATTACGTCGTCAGGCTTGGCGTTGAGCTACACCAGCACGAACGAAACTTTGACCGCGCCATCGACAGCAAACAACGAGGTCAATTACGCCACTGCAACAATGATCATTCCGTCGGCGGCACTGAGTTATCCGGGAACGGTGAATTGCGTTCTGACGCGGCTATCAAATAATGTTCTGGATACAAATAGTGGGAACCTTCAAATTATCAACATAAGGATGCAGCAATGACCACTCAACTCTTAGGCGGCGGGAACGCCAACATTGCTACACCATTTCCGCAGTCGATCGGCGGAATTTCGTGCAATCATAATCCTGTGAGCTATGAATTCGTCTGGGCACATCCGGCAAACGATGGTAAATCGATAGGAATCCAGGGAGGGACGACATCGCAGTTTCTTAATTTTTACACATATTCAAATTCAAATGCGATATTGGCATCCTATAACGCTGGCTATATAAGCACAGCAGGGTCAAATTCGTATTTCGCCGGGATTTGGCTTGATGTGCCAAATGGATATATATGGCTTCTCGTCGGAGATATCACTACTCCGGGGCATGGATGGCTTGGGAAATACGATTATGTTGGCGGCGGTGGATTTGTTGGGATAGGGTCAGGATTTACCGGGCCAACTAATACAATGGGCGTTCTAAATACACCGACGCTGCAACTTGAGGGCATCTACTCGGGTAGTACATTGACCGGCATTCAGGTATGGAACGGTACCTACAATTTCACAATTTCCACTACCACTGGATTGGTTACAACGGCTGAAAATCAGTTGCTGTTGAACGGCAACGGGATAGCAGCGTCTACCGAGCAGCAATGGTATTCGACTGCTGATAAAACTCTTTTTGCTCGCATAACTTCAAACGGATCAACAGGGTTCGGTGCAATCAATCAGTCGTCAGTGGTCTTGTTTCGGAATGGCACTACGGGGCAGGCGGTTTTCGATAATTCTGGCGCAGGCGGCATCGGATTAAACATAATTAGCGATCCGACCGGAATCGGTACCGATGGCGCTCTTGTGTCGTTGCTTTATCCGTGGGGTGCAAATAAAGTTTGTTTTGCCGTCTACACCGGCGGCTTTGCAGTCGGCCCACGCATGTATAACAGGCCGTCTTTTGATGGATGGTTGCAAGGCCTCGCAACATCAATCGGTATGCCATAACTGATAATAGAAACAGGAAAACATCATGATCAAATTTCAGCGCCTGCGGGCGCTTTTTTTATGCGCGCTTGCTTTGTTTTTTTCGGCCGATGTATTTTCGCAATCCAATCCAGGTTTCGCATACGGACAAGTCCCAACTCCGGGGCAGTGGAATAGCTATTTTGGCGCGAAACAGGATTATATCAATCCGTCTACGACCGGCAATGTATTCACGTCAAACGGTACAAATTGGCTTAGCCTTCCTCCAGCGCCAGCGAAAAATCTAGCGGGCGGCGCAGCCAATTCAATACCATATCAAACCGGCGCAAACACGACATCATTTATATCGCAAGGAACTGGTTTATTTCAGGAAAATGCTGGCGCTCCGTCGTGGCTCGGATTTGGAGTTTCTGTTGCAAATCCAGGAACCGGAACGATTGAGGGGTTACTGCCACCGCAGACAATTACCGGCGCTAGCCATGTATTTGCGACCGCCGATTTCTTCAAAAAAACGCGCCGGTCGAATAGCGGAACCGCGATGACAGATACATTGCCAGCATCAACGGCAACCGGCTTGATAAACGGCACGCAAATACACCTTGTTAATATTGACGCTACCGCGTCCGATACCGTGACTGCTGGCGCAGGAACAACAATCGGAAGCGGATCGACGTTTGTTATTGGGCATGGCCGGGATATGTGGTGGACATATGACTCAGCGAATACAGCTTGGCGTGCTGAGGCTAATACAGGCACCGCCATGCTTGGGCCGAATAATTTTTCTGATGTCGCTAGCGCACCAATAGCACGAGGAAATATCGGCGTCCATATCGTCGACCCGGTTGTAGATTATGGTGCCGACCCCACTGGTACAAATTACTCAACTACAGCTGTCCAAAATGCGATCAATTATGCAACATCAATTGGAGGCAAGGTCGTTGCAGTTGGAACTTTTAAAACAAGTTCACAGGTAACTATCACTTGCGACGCGGATTTTTCGAACGCGATATTTAATGTCTACGGTACACCAACGATCGCGGTAGAAGTGTCAACTGGCAACGCCACGAATCCGACGACGCCATTTATTTCTCACAATGTTTGGCTTCCTGCTATTAACAACATGACGAAGCCTGGTACGGGGTGGGCAGGCCAAGGCATTGGCGTCCGCGTGGTTAATGCCTACTCTAGCAGAGTGTACTTTGGCACCACTAACAACTTTGCAACAAGTGCGCTTATTACTTCATACGGCGGATATGGCAATGTCTACAATGACTATTTCATGGGGTGGATGGAAAACGGTCAAGTGAATTTACAATTGAACCCCGGCGACTCGTCATCGTGGGTCAATGAGAATAATTTTTATGGCGGTCGGTTTAGTCAAAACTCGGCTGAAGGCACGAACGTTACCGGCGTCTACCACATCTTGCTAAGCCCATCCGCTACACACGCAGTCAACAACAATCTGTTTATCAAACCATCTATTGAGGGTAACACCCCGCAGTATCATGTTGTCAACTCCGGTGCTAACAATACATTATTGCAAGCCAGATGGGAATCGGCTCCCCCCAAAGTCGAATACTATGCCCCTGACAACACAACAGAGGCATCGGGAAATATAATTGACGCAGGGTACAACGTTGACGCAATTCAATTTACCTATTCGACGGCTGGCGGTGGCGGCTTGAAAAACTCCATGCGCGGCTACAATGGCGATTACCGGAGTACAGATGGCGCTATCGGAATTCAGAACGGTGCGTCAAGTTCAAGCCCAATTAACCTTTTTTACGAAGCTGGTACTTTGCCTGAGTTGGCCGGGGCCAACGATTGGTCTTATTCTAATAGTGCGCAATTCATGTACGGCAAGCGCAAAGGGGATACTTACCCGCGTATCGAAATGGATTACGTGCATGGCTATTTATACCTTGGCGATGCGTCTGGCGCTCTGACCAATTTTTTCAGTGGCACGACAAGCGGTTTTACCCAAGTCAGCACGTCGTACTTCACACCATACGTTGACAACACAACCACGCTGGGGTCGGCGTCGTACAGGTGGTCAACTATTTACGGGATGGCCGGAACTTTTTCGACAAGCGCAACTGCCCCGATTTTGGCAGCAGGGGCAACAAGTGCAAACAATTTGATAACAGCAAGCGGGTCGGGGACGTTCGCCGGAACCGCGCAAATTGGTATCTCCTCTGTTCCCACTTACACGGCAGCGGCGACGAGTTCGGGTAGCGACTTATACGCTGGCGGTATTTTGGCGGCAGGCTCATATACGATGGGATCGCGCGCTGGTTTAACTGTTGCTGACGCGGTGCTTGGCTCAGGATCGGCGATCACGCAGCAGTATGGCGTTTATATCCCTGACCTGACACACGGTACGTCGCTGAATATGGGAATTAGGTGTCTTATCTCGTCAGGATCGGCTAAAGGCTGCTTATATCTTGACGGCACAGCTAACAATTTTTTAAAAGGAAATACGGCATTCGGCTCTACTACAGCCCCAACTCATCAAGTTGAAGTAACAGGTACACTTGCAGTCTCAGGCGCAGTAACGCTACCTGGACTGGCCTCTTCCAGTTCGGCGACCACCGGAACACTTTGCTGGACAACCTCTACCGGAAACGTAACTGTTGATACTACGCTCTCCTGCTTGGCCTCTGCCGGACGGTATAAACAAAACATAATTCCGCTCGGCGACAGCTTGGCGGAAGCACTCGCTTTGCGGCCTGTTGAATATGAACTGAAGCCGGAATTTGACCCGGAACACTTAGGTCGTCAAGTGGGGTTCATTGCTGAAGATGTGGCCGAAGTTGATAAGCGACTTGTTTCATTTCAAGACGACGGTCAGACGCGCGGTGTCAGGTATATGCAAATGGCAGCAGTTCTAACAAAGGCGATTCAAGAAGAACAAAAGGAAATTGAAAAGCAGCAGATAGAGATTCGAGAACTGCGTACAGCATTGTGCTCAATACGATACGTCAAAGGTATTTGCGTTCGGCCAGCAAAGATACGTCGCCGCAGGAAATAATTCACCTCATAGGAAAAATCATGCTCAATATGCAGAGCCTTTTGGCGCTTTTTTTATGCGCGATCGCTTTATGTGGTTACGCGAATGCCCTTGAAATCAAGGTCGACATCGGCATGACGGATTATCTGCGCGCGCCGTGCGGGAACTGGTTTCAATGCACGACGACGACGCCTTACACGCTTCGCTTGAAGTCGTTGTCCGGCTCCATTGGTGTTTATACCGACCCGTTCGCGGATGGATGGCAAATCGGCGGCGGTTTAGGAAATGCCGGTCGTTTCACTTCCGATGCGATGATTTACAACATCGACAATTGCGTGACGAATTGCGGCCCGTTGTCGCACATGCAGGGTCAAGGCGATGAACCGTTTGCATATATTGGCGTCCGCAAGAAAATCGACAACTGGTTTGTCGAAGGCGATCTCTACGTTACCCGCATGAGCTACGAAAACACCAATTTCGATTGGTATGGGCCGCCGCCGAATTATCGTGTCGGGCCAATTGTTTCGCACGTTGACCATCAGGTGGCGAACACATTGAGCATCGGCGCGACGGTCGGCTATCAATTCAGCGAACGCTTTGCATTGGTCGGCAAGATCATTCCAACGCACGCGACCAATTCCCAATTTGACCCGGTATCAAGACAGCAGACGTGGTATCGCCCCGTTGCATCAAGTGCCGCCGGTGTCTCGCCATTCATCGGCATCGAATACACATTTTAAACGGAGGAAAAACAATGTCGCAAACTCCCGTCACGCAAGACCACGAACAGAGAGACACGCTCGCACCAAAAGGTGAACACGAAATCAGCGCGACGATGCATGTTGATTTGTTCTACATCGACGAGCCGGAACCGCGCAAACCTTCTATCTATTTTGAGAGGATGAAGCGGGGGGAGGATAATCGCGGGGCAGTCTGTGCAATTTCTGGACAACCACACCCGCAATATCATCATGTAATGTGCGAATATGCAGCGCGTGACGAGATTGATTGGATACAGGTCAAGGGAATAGCGACGGGAACTATCACGCAAATGCCGGTTTTGGATTTGGGGACGGATCAACCTGTGCCAGGTGAATTCTTTTCTGCGGAAGAGTCTTTGCTGTTCAAGTTCTGTAAATGGCTTGAGGTGTGCTGGGGTATGGATTGGACTACATTCGACCCGGCGAACCCGGTCGAGTTCGTAGATAGCAAATACAACATGCTCCCACTAAACGAGAAATTCCACATTCGAAAAAATCATGGTATTCACCTGTCCACGTTCCCTGAGTGGGTCTTGCAGATTTTCCCAAAAAAGGCCGGATTCATTTTGATGCCAGATGAGGCGATCGTATGAATTCCCAAGTGCAGCCGCGCGTAGAGCGCCGGATAAATCAGCGATCGAACATGACAGCCGATCAATTCAAGGATTTCACGATGCAGAGCTTGGAGGAGGGCAAAAGGCAGTTCACAGAAATAAAATGTGATGTAGCCGTTCTGACTGGCAACGTTTCGACCCTGGCCGCGCACATCGAAACACTGACCACCGCACTTGCGGAAAATACGGACATGACCAAAAAGACCGCCGAACTTGCTCAGAAAACCGCCGACGATACCGCTGGATTGGTCAGGCTCGCAAAGTTCGGCGAGGCGACCGCTGATGTCGTCACGACCGGCACGCGCGGCGCAAGCAAGGTATCAAAACTACTGACGCCGATTTTGATAGTCGGGGCAATTTTAACGGCTATCTGGCACGGCGAGGTGCTTCGCTGGGAAGACATATTGGAGGCAATCGCAAAATGACACCACAAGATCAAGAGTTTTTATTGAAATCTGAAATCGGGCAGCGCGGAGATTGCGCGCGTGCTGTGATTGCATCGCCTCTTGATCTGCCGATTTCCGATGTTCCACATTTTGCGCAAATTGCGAATGATACCGGGCAACCGTTTTACGGCCAGATTGGCGATTTTCTGGAAGCGCGCGGCCTCGAAATGCTATGGCATGTCAACCCGATATATCACACGAAAGACGGCGTCGACGTTTATCACGAAATTGCCGGTCCGTCTCCGCGCGGCAATGGAGTGTGGCACGCCGTTGTTGGTTGCAATGGAAAAATTGTCCACGATCCGCACCCCGATAGAACGGGGCTTGCGGGAAATCCGCGCGAGTGGAGATATTCATTTTTAGTAGAGGTTTGATATGACACCGCAACAACAGACTGATTTTATCGCCGGGTTGGTTCCCGGCGCGCAGGCCGCACAAAAGAAGTGGGGCGTATTTGCGAGTGTTTCGATTGCACAAGCTATTTTCGAGTCCACATGGGGGTCCAGTGGGCTGGCACAGAAGGCGAAAAACTTTTTCGGCATAAAGTCAAGCCAAGGATGGGCTGGCGCAACAATCGATATGCCGACAAAGGAAGATCGTCCGGACGACTCGCAATACACGATCACTGCCTCATTTCGCAGCTATCCAGACGAAGCGGCCAGTATCGCGGATCATGCGGCATTCCTTGCTAATAATGGCAAGCCTGGCCGCTATGCCGCCGCTCTGAAATGCACGGACGGCCCATCTCAGGCGATGGCGATTGCCGCCGCAGGTTACAGCACAAATCCGCAATACGGGCAGCAGCTTTGCGGAGAAATCCATGCCCGCAATCTCACGCAGTACGACACACCAACAACCTGAAATGGAAATCATGAATCCAACATCAAGCGCAGTAACCGGGGCGGTTACAGGAGCGGCGGCGGCAATCGCGGCTGTCATTGATTGGGCGGTCAATACCCTATTGCACTGGGACGCACCGCCGCAGGTTGTCGTTGCGCTGGCCGCTGGTGTCGTCACAGTCGGGCACCTTGCCTGCAATGCGATGAATGCACGCAATGTAAAAAACGCCAGCGGCGATGCGACTCTTTAGTCTCATCGCCTGCCTTTATATCGTGGGCTGTGCAAACGTGTCCTGCAAGCCAGAACTTGTTATCAACACCTGGCAACCTCCAGACGGAATGCCAAGCACCGAAAACGGACAATTCACCGTCCGACAGCGACTTGATTACATCGAGTCAATTAGCTTCATCACTTGTAACTATGACGATTGGAAATAATATGTCTTTCGACTTCGCAGCATTTGAAAAAAAAATGGCACAACTTATCGCTGTGCTTCCTTCGCTCGGCCAACTCATCCAAGTCGCTGAAGTGATCGCGCCCAATGCAACTGGCTTAACCAAGGCCGGATTTGTCATCAATACGATGGTCGCCGCTGAACCCCTACTGGTGGGCACCGAGCAAATGCTGGCGACTGCTGTTACGGGCATTGTCACCGCGTACCGATCTGCTGGCACGTTGCCGACACCGGCCATAGTTCCATCGCCAACGCCAGCACCGGCAGCATAGCCATGAAAATCGCCGTCGCGATGTCAGGATCGGGCTATCTAGCCGCCGTGCATGTCGGCGGCTTGTCGGCGCTCCTTGACGCGGGGCATACGATTGGCCCGATTGACAGCACCAGCGGCGGCAGCGTCGTGTCAGCTATCTACGCTTCCGGCATGCACATTGACGACATGCGGCAGATGGCGCTTAACGACGATTTCTCGTCGTTCCTCAATTTTTCGTGGTTGTCGCCGATCACTCAGGCGTCCTACTGCAATGGCAATAACCTGCTGAAGTGGCTGACAAAGATGACCGGCAGCAAGACCTTCGCAGATGTCGAGCAAGATATCAGTATGGTTGTCACAGATAGCGTTAGCGGCAGCAAGAAGCTACTGAACCGCCATACGACGCCCAACATGACGCTTGCTCTCGGCGCGCGCGCCAGCGCTGCCATTCCGTTCATTTACGCGCCGGTTCAATACGATGGCATTTTTGCAAGTGACGGCGGGACAAGTTCGAATATCGACATGGATGATTTGCCGGAAGATTGCGACCTGAAACTTGGCATCGAACTGACTCGCACCATGGAATCATGGCCGATCAAGACGCGATCAGCGTTGTCCATAGCATCCCGTATCATTGAGGTAACACTGAACGCCAGCGAGGCCGCACAGGAGCGCATCGGCCTGTTGGAGCATGCCAAGATTGCGCGGGTCAATGTTACTGGTTTCGGGATGCTAAATACCAGAATGCACTTCACTGATCGCCTTGAGTTGTTTAACCGTGGCTACGCTGCCGTAAATATTGCCATTGGAGGCTGAAATGATCCTATTTTTCTTGCTTTTTTGGTTCCCCGGCTTCGCTATCCGCGCCATGTTTGGGTGATTCCCCCGGCGCAGTAGCGGCCAATGCTTGACTAGCGTTTTCCCGCATTTCCTCAGCATTGATTGCTTCAGCTTCAGGTGTATCGCATCTGCACGGAAAACTACACCCGCAACCGGCATCAACTGGCTGCGCAATTCTTTCGAGTGCATCGCGCAACATCTTCACATCAGCCTGCAACTGTGCGACTTGATCCTGTGAATAGAGATTTTTTACAACGCACCCACCTTTAATATAAGCGTCCTTGAAATCCTCTTTCTCGGTTATGCAACTACCGCCGTGCGGAAAAGAACATTCCCATGCCACTGGTTTCAACTCGCTCATTTCAGTTCTCCAAAATCGCGCAAAATATTGAACGCAACCAAGCTATCGCGGGATGGTCTATCGGCTCCAAGGCTTGGCTTGTAGGAATATCCTTTGACGATTTCATTTTCAGGTCTTCCGGCAATGGCCGCTTCGTATATCTCGATAATTTTTTCAATCGGAATATCTGGATTAACCTTGCTTTTTTTCTTCAAAAACTTTCCGCGATCAATGATGTGACGCAAGTTCCCGAATGTGAGTGTCTCGGATAGGCTCTTTGCTTTCGCTTCTTTTTTGTTCATGTCACTCTACCGTATCAAGAAGTTCGACAGAATAATCGTGATCGACCAAACAGCCGTTGAATGATCCGTCATCTCCAACATCGTAATACAGGAAATTTACAGACCCGTCTTGGCTCGCAAAGAAATCGTGAATGATCGCAGTTACTTGATCTTGAGTTAAATTCGTTCTCATTTCAACCGCCTTTCTTTTGTGCTATTGCCGCGTCGATGGCTTCTTCGAAGTGCTGTGCCACACTACCTTGTAACGGATTATTTAATGGTTTCAACATAGCAAACCTGAAAACAGGAACGCTTCCGTAATTTGATTCAGCGCCAATTAAATGCTTTGCTTTTCGCCAACGCTCCGCATCCAACTTATCCGCCTCACGCTCGGCTTTGAGGTCGTCGATGGCGGCAACGTGGTCTTCATATTTCACGTAGTCGCCGGTTACAAACTCTATCATCGCATCTACTTGCGAGCAGTCGTAATCCGGTTCGCAGTCGTACCTCTTGATAGCTTCGGTCACTTCACAGTCTCCTTGTGGCAGTGCGAATTTGTTCGTACACGTCAAACGCATACGTTCTTTCCGGTCCAACATCAAGCGCCCCGGCGAAGGCATACCACGCTTTTTCGGCAGCAGCCTTTGTAGCTTGCGCTGTCTTGCGCAATTCTTCCAGATTAATTTTCTCGTCGTCGGTCATATCATTCCTTTGGCGTGAGTTGGACGGCGGGTGCTTGCAGTTCAGCAACAAGCTCGTCGACATCAAGCCCCTGCTGGCGAACTAACTCGCCAAACGCTTTCAACTCCGCTTGTTCATAAATTTGGCGCGATGGCAGTTCAATCAGTAGCTTTATTCCCTTCTGCAATTCACCTACTTTTCTAGCCGCTGCATCGGCTTTCTTTATGTCTAATTCTGCCGTACTGTTGAAATGCATGCCAGCTTCAATACCTAAGTTCCATGCGCGGTGTATTGCTTGCCGAACTTTTTCCGAAAGACCGACAGCCTCTTGCTCTACCGGCTCTTTGGTTTGCTGCGGCGCGGCGGATAGCTCGCCAGTTCGATCATGTTCGATTGCTCTATCGGTCGGAGCAGTTCTCCAATCAGGCCAGATGCGACCTTCGTTTTTCGTTTGTTTGGAAACCATCGCATCAATGATCTGTTGCGGACTTGCGCCGGATCGCCACGCGCCATCAAGCGCCAAAATTACAACGTCGATCCATTCGGTTATATCGTCTGGTGCCGCTTCGATTTCCTTCAGTTCCTTTCTGATATGGTCAACCACGCCAGCAGTACGAGCGCCGGGGCCGAATGTCTTTTCTGAAAAGTCGCGCTGGCGCTGCAAGTGATCGGCAAAATTGAATCCGGCAGGAACCTGCGCCTGATCTGCGATGGCTTGCAGCGGTTTTTGATTCATTGCGTCTTCTTCGTTCATGGTTTCGCCCTCATCAGAGCGTTAATTTGCGCCTTAATTTTTCTCTCAATCTCTTCCGTGATTTTTTTCTCAATGCTTGGAGCATCGGCGATGCGCTCCTCAATCATTGACTTAACCACTGGAATCAACGCAGCTTTTACGGCATCTTTCACGTAGGCATCAAATACGAATCCAGTAGTTTGATCGAAAATAGCCGCACGTACCTTTTTTTCAATTGCTGCCTTAATTTCATCCGCAGTAACCTCAATTTCAATTTTCATTTCGTCTTCCAATCCAAAGTAACTTTCGGTTCATTGGCAGCACGCCGGATCGGTGCAGCGCCACGGTATTTTGCTTGCAGTGCGTGCAGTGCGTGCAGGTCATTTCAGCGTCGTCGCGATATTCACAGTGGAGAATTCAGCATTTGTCAATTCGTCGGATGTTGGAGTTTCTGCTGAAGACATTTTTATCTCTTGCTGTTGTTATTCGAAGGGGCCACGGCTAAAGCCGCGACCCGAGCTACTTGGCGCAGCGGCTCCGTTGATCGTTACGCTGGCGTGCCGCGCCAGATGGTTGTCTGCGTACCGTCAGTGATTTCTTTCCAGATGTCCATGAAAGCCGCCTCCAGCACTTTGTGATCACGTACCAGATCGAACCACATCGACAGACCGCCATCCTTGAGCCGATAGCGTAGCTTGCACTCGATGCGGTATGGAGCGCCGCCTTCGAATACCGGAATTCCGATCCAGAACCGTTCCGGCACTTTGATATGACCTTTCGCGCCAGCACTGCCCTGAATTTCTTCCTGAAAAGTAAAATCGACCTGTCCGTTATCGAGGCGTTGTCCGCTGGCGAAGTTGACCTTCTTTTGTGCCTTGAAACTGGTCGCGACTTCCAGCATTACCGCGCCGCTTGGTTCGTCGGCGGCGCTGCTGATAATGTCCGGCGTGTTCGATTCCATGAACTCGGAAAAGGCGATTTGGTCGCGAGGCTGTCCCGCAAACTGCTTCCATGTAACCCATTCTTTGGAAAACGGGCAGTTGTAGACGACACGATGATCGCGCCAGCCAGCCTCGTCCTTGCGGTTGTCGTTTAATACCGCAATGAATTTCGGTGGTTCGACTTGGCCGTAAATCCGGCTAGCGGCTTGGTGTAGCTTGAAGTAATCAACGAAGCTTATTGCATCATTCATTGTCACCGTGCCGCGCTTGCGGATCGGCATTTCGAGCGTCTTTTCGAGGTCGTGGACTTGATATCCTTCCGGCAAAACGATGAACGGACTATCATCGACGCCTACGCTACGGATTTGAGCTAAACAGGCCGCAAGATCGCGCACCGTGTCGGCATTGTGGTTATCCATTCTTGATTTCCTTTAGTGGCTTGGTGTTTGCTGCTACTTCTTTCAGGCCCGGCAATTCATCCTGCCGTGGGTTATTGCGGACCAGATTGCCTTCCGGTGTTGCGAAAAACAGTGATGTTCCTTTCGCGAGTTGTGGCAACTTGGTCTTGATTTCGTCAATGACTTCAATTGCGCCAGCAGCGGACGGCTTGACCTTGACCTTGAACGTCATTTCGCCAGCTTTGCCGGTGCTCTCGACTGCGGTCACCAGTTTGTTAAATTCCAAGCTGATTTCGTCGAGCGTTTCGCCAAATCGCAAATCGCGCATGACGTCTGTAAATAATCGTATTCCCATGACTGCTCCTATGTTGTTGCGGGGTTATTCAATACGGCCGATTAGCCGATCTTCGTGTAGGGGAAACGATCGGGAAATTTCTTGATGTGGTGGATGAAATGCGATCCGGTCGATTCCGCGCTTTTGAACTTGTCGAACTCCTCGACCGAGAAATTCGCATAGTGATAAAGCGATCCCTGGCTGCCATCCTTGCGTTCGGGGAATTGTATCGCCAGGGTATTGGTTTTGGGGTCGTGGCCGATGCTATGGATTTGACTGCTGACTACGGCATCCATTGCGATAGTCTGGCGTTCTTTGATTTCGTGGTCCATGTGAATCTCCTGTGGTTTTGGTGATGGTTAAGCTGCGGACTTCAATGGCGTAGCTGCAGCGATTTGAACGTGACGCACGATCGCGGCACAGATTCGTTGAAAATCAGAGTCGCGATACAATTTCGCGTTCTTTTGTTGTACGGCGTCAAAGCCAAGACGCCCAAGAAAGTCAGCCGTCACCGTGAAGCCAAGGGCGGCGTTGATGCTGCCGAGGTTGACCAATACCGAAGATTCGGCTGATGTGTGGCTAGATTCCGTTGACCGCGCCGGGAACTGATACGATTCCGGAGCGCGGACAGGCGGAGGCGTGGCAGCTATTGCAGGAGCAATACTTTCTTGCGCTGGTGCCTGGACTGGTGCGGCTGCGTGCGCTTGCTCCGCTTCCCGCAAAACCTTCGCATCAGCGTCAGCCTTTTCCTTTGCTTCTGCCTCCGCCTTGGCCTGCGCTTCGGCCACTTGACGGCGGGTGTCCTCTGCAGCTTTGGCGGTCGCCTTGGCTTCCTCGTCGGCCCGAATCTTCGCGCGCTCTGCCTCGATCTTGTCGGTTTCCGCCTTTTTGTGCGCATCGACGCGAGTCGTCACAATCAGATGGAAGTCGTCATCGGCCTTGTAGATGATGCTTTGCAGATCGGCAAACAAGAAGCCAAAGCCTTCGGCATTCGTCTTACACCAGCCCATCCGCGTTCTAACGCCCTTAGCGATAGCGTCGGTGTTGATCTTGGCATTGGCCAGCTCAGTATCGACGGCATCGTGCAGGCTGGCCAGCGTGCGCTTGTTTTTCATCGCGCCAACGAAATCCGGTTGAGCGTGCACTAAACGGATTGGTTTGATTTCCGCTTCCAGGCTCGCGACGTGTTCAGTGAATGCCAATTTTGCCGCGTTCAATATGTTGGTCTTGATGGTCTCTTTCTGGCCCGTCACAGCTTTTTCGAGCTTCAGGCCGAGCGCATCAAACTTATCCGCATACAGTTCCAAGGTACAGACGGCCTCGCTTACGGTTGCGATTTGACCAATTACCTCTTTAGCCTTGAGCTTGAGCGTCTTCGCAGTGGAGCGACTGAATCTTGCCGTTGCTTCGCCGTTTGCAAAATCGTCGTCAGTCTTCAGATCAATATTTGCGCCGGACAAAAAAGCGTCAAATTTTGGCGTGACGTCTCCAAGGTTGCAAAGCGCGAGTTCACCGTGCACATTGATTACCACCGCAGGCAGTTGCATGATCGCTTCAGCCTTTGGCTTTTCAACGATTTCGACCTGCTTGTAATTTGCCAAATCCTTGGCAAATTGATGCCACCCTGCGACGATCTTTGCGCGACGCTCTGGACGCGACTGATACCATAGGTGATCAGTGTGCTCCGCTGTGCCATCGCCGCAAGTGAAGAGCGCTTTATCCGCGTTGCTAATCATTAATTGCTGCTCGACCTGCGGCCAATGCGTATCCGGCAAATCGCCGTCCGCCATTGCCGCTATCAACGAAGCATTGCGGCTTTTGCATTCCCAAACAACGTCTTCGCACATCGTCATGCCGTCGAAGCTGGCGAGCAAACGAAGGCCGTCAACCTCAATAGTTCCGATGCACGGGTAAAGCTCTTCCCCTATTATTTCCTCTCCGATTGGGCGCGTTGCCGCTTCTATTTCGTGGCCCTTATCAAGCAGATTGGTTTGAACCCACTCGGAGAACTCTTTGCCGAGTCCGGTGTGCTTCAATTGAAGCAATTGCGTCCGCGTCGTCGCCTTGTCGAAACCGAGCATTGCCGCCGCTTCACTGGCACACAGATGCGTTGCGCGAACAGCTAGCCACTCGCTTGATCCCTGCGATACTGGTATAACTTGCATGATATTTTCCTCCCTATTCTGGAACGTAGGAATCAAGGCCGGCATTGAAGTCATCAACGACCTCTGTCTGCACTGGCATTACTTCCCATGATTTGATTTCAGATTTCTGCGACTCAGTCAGCGGCGCTTTCGAATCAAGGAACGCAATCAGCGTATCGACCGTTTTTTTCTTCGTGTCGATCAACTTGCGCCATGCTTCTTTGTTGGCTTCAAATTTTTCGCTGGTCAGAAATTCCGGGCCTTTGATTTCCGCTTTTGTTTCGGACTTTGGCGTGATATCGATTTCGGTTTGACATTCTGGCCCGTAGTCGCGAACTTCCTCGACTGACTTAATGCCTTTGAGTGCATCAGGGAACAGGTCACGCGAAGCGAACGCACGAGCGCGCATGTGCATCATGCGTTTTGGATTTGTTGACCACGGCCCAGACTTTCCTGCAAGCCCGGCCTTTTTCGCGTCATCAATTGAAAACGAACGCATTATTTCTGGCTGGTTGCGACGTTTGAGCCATACCGTCGCCTTTGTGTCGGTCAAGTCATCTTTCGAATATTCGAAGTCAGGATGACCGGCCACGAGTGCCCATTGGGCATCGCCCCAGATCGTCGGACGGCCATTGATTACCGCGATACCCTGAAGAGACTGCATAGGCTTCAGTCCAAGCTCTGCGCCAGTCTGCACAGCAACGAGAACGTTACCGGGCTTGTTGATATAATCCTTCGGCACCATGTCGCTGGACGCGATGATTTTGGCGTATTCCATTGCCTCGGCCAAACTGCGCGGCTCAAGGGTAAAAGTTGATAATTCATTGCCCATTTGATTCTCCATTTATTTAAATCTTACGAAGCGTCCGAAACGAGCGCCGAATTGATCCTGCTATGCCGTGTTCCTTGCCGCGAAAGTGTTGATAGCCCCACGCGAACTGCTGCGCGAATTCCTTTATACTTGCGAGCGCTTTCATTGCGGCGCGTGCGCCTGCGCAATCGGCCACATCATTCGATTGGCGTCATCCAGCAATTGAGCGTCGCGCAACTGTTGTGCCTTTTGATGTGCCTCAACCTTCGCCGCCGCAACTTCCTTCTTGTGCGCGTCCACCAAATCAGGGACGTCCGGCGCAATCAGCCAATTGCAAAACAGCACCAGTGCGGCGAGAGCAAGTAGTGATGTGATTTCGTTCATGTGCGATCCCTTTAAATTGGGGAATTATATCTTTGATTCCCTAGCCAATTTCTTACGCGCTGATTGCTGGTCTGGAAACATCTTGAATAGCTCGAAAGTGCTGATGGTGAGCTTATCGTTCATGATTATTTCCACCCTTTTATTTTCTGAATTTCGCCAATGATTGCGCGACAGCCTTGGCAAGTAACTGCTCCTTGTTTTTCTGGTCCAGGTCCGTAACCGTCATCCCCTTCCAATTGCACTCCACAGACCGTTCTGATCGCATCGCCATAGGAAATAATGGCGTGCCACGTACCGTCCACAAGGTGACTTTCAAAGTGTCGATTATTATTATCAATGGTTATTATTTGCACAACAGTTGCCATAGCGAGTATCCTTGTGCAGACTAATGATTTGCTATCACACGGTCTATCCCGCGCTGGTTCGATGCATTGGCTCGTGTGACTTCCTGTGCAAAATGCTTGGTGCCATAAAACCGCATATTCTTTCCGATTGACCAGTCGCGGAACGAAACGCCGTGCTCCGCAGCGACTGCCTCTAGTGAAACCTGTTCTTTGTCAGCGAGTACGCGAGCAAAATTACTTTGCCGTTCAGTCAAATAAAACTCCCCATGCGGCGTGCCGTTGGCTCGCTGGTCAAAGCTAGCAATCAAGTCTTTAAGTTTCATTTAGTTATCCTATTAAGGTTGCACTACCTATATATCCATAGTAGATGACTCCCTAATGGATGTCAAGGGACTTAAGTATATAATTCCCTTAAATTGGTCCGGCCATCTGCGCGGGCCGGTATTAGCGGTCGATCTGTGTCTTTACGCGGAACTATCATCGACATTCCCCGCGTGTTGATGGCCGGGCTACCTTCATTGCTACGTACTGAACGTTTATAGTAGGCATACAGCCATGAAACGAACTTTTAACGGCGCGGATACTATCCTTGCAAATCCAGTCATGCGACCGCCAACAGGAAAAAGAGGATTTCACCCTTTTCAATTTGCGCCCTCTCGGTCGTTCGGTACTGCGCGCAATTCAGGAAGACCTTTTTTCATTGCCCCCTCTTTCCTGTTGGCCCTCCGTCTATCGTGCGGAGGTCATTTCTAACGTGTTGTCTCTTTCCTCAGCGAGTCTCGGCGGCAAGCGTGGCCTACGCTCTCGGTACGACATGGCCGTGGATCATAAACAAAGCAAGTGTCTGGTCGCGACATCCAGATTCGTTCAACTTCTCACCTCTCATTCGAGGCCCAAACGGCTTAGCTTGGACGCACTTGCTTTGTTACCACTCTTGCGAATGGCGGCAGTGCTTCGTTTGTGCTGCAATGTGAGTGTATTATGCCGTATGGTTTGAACTTTGCAAGCACTTTTTAATTAATTTTGAAAATATTTATAAGACATGTGGCGTAAATAATACTTGAAAAGTCTTTTTTTATGTGCAATTATTCGCACATGGAAAATATAAATCAAATTGTCGCGGAAATGCTGGCTACCGGATTAACTCAGCAGGAACTTGCTGATAAGGTACCGTGCAACCAAGCTACTATAAGCAAATTTGTTCGAGGCGACCGTGGCGAACGCCCGACAATGAAATTAGGCAATCGCCTGCTTAAGCTGCATAAAAAGATTTGCAAAAAGCCAAAAGTTAGGAAATGATGCGCGTCTATTATTGTTTATTGACAGAAAGGATTTCTGCGTGAACTTCCAACAAACCAAAACCAAAGAATTGCGCAACGCGATTGTTGATCTGCTGACGCAACATCCTGGCTTGAATCGCGTTGAAATCTCGCAAGCTACAAACAAGACCGGCAAGGAACTCGGCTATATACTCAAGTGCATGCGTGATGATGGACTTATCGATCAAATCGGCTCGCGTTGCCGGTTTCAATATTTCACTGTCGGCGATTCTGCATTGCCGAAGCAGCGCAAATACGACATGCCAGACGATGCGCCGATTGTTCGAAAGCATCGCGCCGCACAGCCATCCGATTTCAATCTACCGCGCCACTCGTCGCCGTTTAGCGCGATTGTTGCGCAATTGGGTGAGGCATGAAACTCGAACAATCAGAATTCCTCGCGGCGTTCCCAAAAGGTCTCGTGCTAACAGATTGCTGGAAATTTTCGCACATGGGGCACGAATGGGCGATCCACAAAATGGCGACGGAGAATATCTCACATCGCACATCGAAACTGGATTTTCAGTTTCCCAAGTTCCGCCGACATGCGATGGCCTCGAAAAAGTGTTGTGGTCCGTCGAATACCTTGATAGCAAAGGTATCAAAAAAGTGCGGGCGGTTATCGAGATGGCGAAAGAACTGCGTCGCGATCTGAAAATTAATGACGATAAGGTTCCAGCATGAACATTACCAAAACGCCTTGTCTGGCGATTATTGTGAAATCGCAGGTTCCTGACGCAATTGGGAAAATCGTTGAAGTTCAAAAATATGCAGGAAACGTGTTTTATCCCACATTCGGCACGCTTCCGGCGTGGATTATCCAATTCAAAAATCCACAAAAAGGCATTCGCGGAACTATCGGACGAACACTTTGTTGTCCCGACTTCGCACTTCGTCCCGTATCCGGCCTATCCGATCCAGAGTTCATCGACACCGAGCAACCTATCGACGAATCGGTGACCGCATGAGTCCAACTCCTAACGAGCAAGCGCGCGCACGCGGACACAAGCTCCGCGACATTCGCGCCATCACTACCAAATTGCCTTTCATCGAACACGCCCGCAATGCTGAGCTAGCGCGCATTGAATCGCATCGGCAATTTTCAGTCAATGACATGGCCGCAGCGGTTGCCGAGTTTCAGTCATTGAAGGCGGAATCATGAAATTTCCACCACCCCAACAAACAGGTCGTCGCCGTGTATCAAAAACAATTTACGAACACGGACCGATGACCGCAAAAGCTCTTGTGCAGAAAACACATAAAGCTGGCGAGCGTCACAAATACAACGATCTGAAAACTATTCAAAGCATGATCCGCGATGGTCAGTTAATCGATACCGATTCTGTTCTATCGTTGCCCGACGAAATGAAAGCCGGAATTGCCGACATGATCGAAATCGAGTCAAAGATCAAATCGGCGAAGGTTGCAGTTGAAGTTTCCGCGCCGCGCGACACACGAAGCTTTGGCGCTGGCAAACTTGCCGAACACATGGCAACGATGCGCGCGCATGGGACGCGCGATATCAATCTTAAAGTGGCTTCGTCGGCCATACCTACGCGGGGGCTGAACGAATGAGCGAAATGCTTCTATGCAAGCAGTCAGATATAGAACTTACCGAGCATCAGCGCGAAGTGCTACGCGATTGCCTGTTCGGATTGATCGACGGCCAAGCAGAGGAAGATAAAAAAGCCTGGCGTAGATTCTGGAACACGATCTGGCGCATGGGAAGCGGCGAATTCTTTTCGATCGCCACGCTGATCCCGCGCTATCTGCCGATTCACAAAAAGCAAATGAAGCTTGAAGGCGAAATCTTCAAGAATCAAGAGCGCATCAAGGATCGAGAAGCCTTCCGCTTGTGGCTTAAGGTGGGATCAGGCTGGATATTCTGGGCGCAAGGGCCAAAGGGCGGTGTCTTCCCGGTACCAAAAAGCATCAGCTTTGCCAAGTGCGACGAAGGCGATTTCAGCATTTACCGCGACGGCGTTCTCGAATTTCTGCGGACACCGCACGCGCAAAAGTACCTCTGGCCAGCGGCTTCTCCCATTGTGGCGCAGGCGTCAATGGAAAGTATTTTGGCTCAATTTGAGAGGCAATAATGACCATCCAGACATCTAGAGAGCAACGCCGCCAGCTTGCGCGCGACAACGTAAAGAAATGAATTTCAATAACAAAGGGAATTATATCTTTGATTCCCTATCCAATTTCTTACGCGCTTTTGCACGTTTTTTGGCTGGTTCGCTCTTTGGTTTGGGACGAAATGCCAGCACCTTATCTGCAATCAGGTCAAGTGCTGGCGGAGCTTTTGGTTCTTTCATGCTATCAACTCCTTGTATGTAATGCGGCAACCGGAACATGCTTTGATGAAACTATCCATCCGAGCGAGCGTCAACCGCTTCACGTTGCCGTCATTCAGCCTGAACGCAAATTCATTGACATAGCGTCCGATGTGCTTCGGGCTGGCGTGATGATAAACACCGTGCAGACCGCGCTTCAGAACGGCCCACACGCTCTCAATGCCGTTGGTGTGCGCCATTCCGTTGACGTACTCTTTCGCACTGTGATTGACCGTTTGATGGTCGTAAGCGGGAATATCAAGCGGCAGGCCAAGCGGCGGCAATGCTTGATATGACGAATGTTCGTCGGTGCAAACAGTTGAGCCGGCCTGCACATTGGTGAAGATGTGGCCTAGCATTTCGGTTGAAGTTGTGCCATTCAGGACAACGGCATTGACTCTACCGCCGCGCTCACGCATGCCCATAACGGCAGTCTTGCCGACCGCCCCACGCCCAGCATTGAGCTTTTTCGATTCGTGCTTGGCTGATTCTTTGCCGCCGATATACGTTTCATCGACCTCGACAACGCCGCTCAAAATCGTAGGATCATTGCCGCAGGCTTCGCGGAGCCTTTGCAACATGAACCACGCAGATTTTTGCGTAACGTCGATTTCCTTGCTTAACTGCAATGAGGAAATGCCCTTGCGCGCCGTTACTAGCATGTACATGGCATACAGCCATTTGTGCAGAGGAACATGTGACCGCTCAAAGATCGTGCCAGTGCGCACCGTGAAATCTTCCTTACACTGGTTGCAGCGATAGAAACCGTTTTTGCGCGCCGTCACTCGGTCGCCAATGCCGCAGACTGGGCAACGGCAACCTTCAGGCCAAAGGCGTTTTTCGAGATATAACCGCGCCGATTCTTGATCCGGGAACATCTTGAATAACTCAAAAGTGCTGATTGTGAGTTTGTCGTTCATGACGTTTTCACTTTGCTTAGAGCATATTTCACGCCAGCGTAAAAAATTTGAAACTCTGACTCATGCCAGCCACAAGAAAAGCGCCCACTGTCATTTTGTTCGGGGAGTGAGTCATCGGGCCAACTATGATGCTTAGCGGCAGACTTCGCCCACGCCTGACGTGCGGAGCGTTCTTCTATTATGAATTCGCTCATTTCTTGAACCCCATCATCTTCAGCCAGGAATTGAGCGCAGAGCGGGTTTTCATATTCGTTACAAAAGATTGTTTATCGGACGATCCGTCGAAGTGGACTACAGCACCGCATGGATATTGTTGAACACGGGCGCTTGCACTGTTCGTCACCCTGTACTGCTTGCCAGTGGTTTTATCTGTGTAGAGTGTAGCGATCATTTTATTCCCCGGTTAGGTTTGCACTTCCAATGACTTCATTGTAGATGACTCCCTACCTAATGTCAAGGGAATTAAAGATATAATTCCCATAACAAAACGATCTAAAGGAACTGACGCCAGTGTTTCGCCATGTTCTCAATTTTGCTGCGGCGCATCTTCCCGTTGACCTCGCGCTGGATCGCTTTTAATGCCTTTTGCATCGCTTGCGCTGCCAACAGTTCAAGATGCAGCTTGTCTGGCGGAATAAATTTCATCATCAATCCCTTCGACATTCAAAAGTTTGCCCAACTTCGAAAACCTCGACAGCAAGAACGAGGGCGAAGAAAAGCAGCGCCAGAATGACCACGAGCTTCCGCACTGGCTTTGCGCTCGGTGCCGTTGAGTGGCGCTCGTATTTCAGGAGCGGCGCGGCCTGTTGCTGTTTTGCGCGCTTGGTGGAGTTGGTTGGGAGTTTCACGATGCCGCCGAATTTTCGATGCACAGCAAGCTTTGAATATCATGCTCAAGCCGAATAACGTCGCGCTCGCATTCGGCACGCTTGTCGGCCTGCTTTTTGCGAAGAATCGTGACAGTATTGTTAATCAAGTCTTCGCGTGACGGAATCTCGATATCCATTTCCTTGACCATGAAGACCGGACCCCAATCGAACGAGGTCATATCGTGGTTTGAGATTTTGATGTCGATGCCGCTCTTTTCGTACTTGCTCAGAATTGCGTGGAAAAATACTTTGATTTTCATTTTCATCCTCCAAATAGTTGTCGGCAGCACTGACTAAAGCGTCTTGGCTTGTCGATACGATTAGTAACGTTTTGTCGTGGAGCTAACCCGCGATTGCTGCCAACAAAGCAAGGGGCTGGACGTTACCCCAACGATGTATCCGCAGTCCGGCCTATTTCTAGGCTCTCGGTTATCTACCTGGCTACATACCTACCAAATACCGTGTTTTTTCTGTGGCTCGGCAACCCACTTTGCGCGTCTCCGATTCTCCGCGCCGCCCTTGCTTTGTTGCCCCTCACCATCGGCAAGGGGCGGTACTACCAACACTTTTCTAAATTCTATACAAAATTCCTCTATGATTTTCTCGCTGCATTTCAGCAGGTTCCTGTGCAGGCCCAAGAAAAGCCGTTTCAGTGCATGATCGCCTCACTAAGTTATCCGCACATTCATTCATAGGGTCGTGTGCGTTACGCCACTTAAATTTCACTAGTTAATCCAACTTTTCAACGTTCGCACATGCGCCATGTAACTGTGAAACTCCTCTCGATACATGAGCCTTAAATACCGATTCGCTGCCCATGTTTTTTGCGCTTCGAATATCGACATTTTTCGACTCCTTTGGTTTTTCAAACCACGCTATCCAATCGCCGGATGAATGGCGCATCGTTGTGTTTGCGGAAATCACGCAGGCTCTTTCGGCGTCCAAATTTCAGCGTGAGCGTCGATCAATACGAGGGCGGCGCGGTATTCTTTCCCATGCTCATTGCTGCCGTGAGATTCAGCAACTTTCAATTCAAATTGATCGCGTGAGCCAAAAAAACAACCGGCTTGGACATGAACGCCCTTATCGGTGATGAATGCGGTCAAATAATCATTGCGAGACCCGATTGGCCCGATTTGCATGAAGGGGCGGCCACCAACAAGCTTTAAATCGCCCAGATCGGCCCCGCCCAGATTGGCCCCGCGCAGGTCGGCCCCGCCCAGATTGGCCCCGCCCAGGTCGGCCCCGCGCAGATTGGCCCCGCGCAGATTGGCCCCGCCCAGGTCGGCCCCGCCCAGATTGGCCTCGCGCAGGTCGGCCCTACGCAGGTCGGCCCCGCCCAGGTCGGCCCCGCCCAGGTCGGCCCCGCCCAGATTGGCCCCGCGCAGATTGGCCCCGCCCAGATCGGCCCCGCCCAGGTCGACCCCGCCCAGATTGGCCTCGCGCAGGTCGGCCCTACGCAGGTCGGCCGAAGCTTTGAGAGCCATCAATAAAGTTATTTTCAAAGTATTTTCTTCGCAGTCATGCGAGAAAAGCACAGAATTATTAAACCTATTTTTAATTTCAATTTTCATTTTATCTCTCCTATCGATTGAGTTGTTTGCGCGCTTGATAGCAATCCTCGTCCCACGAAATATGATCAATTCCCGGGGGGGGCATGGCGGCGTAGGAATGTACCAATCCTTCTCGCGGTCTTTTTGTAATACTGCATCAGGCCAGCCACGTTCGAGGGCACGTCAGAGACACATTGCGCTTGATCTAATTGTGGCTGGGTGATGGCCAATTAAAACTCCCGCCGCGCAAGCAATGCACGATCACGGCGCAATGCGATACTCGTCTTGATGATGCCGCTCGCAATGAATCCGATAAAAGTGAGGATCGGCACGACGACGAACGGGGCTAGGATTAGGATCGGTTCCATTATTTCACCACGCTCCGTATTCGCGCTTGTTATGAAGCCAATGGCAAGGAAAACGATACAGAACAACGTGCAGCGGCGAAAGCTCCACCAGTGTTTGTTTGTTGGTGCGATTTACCAACTGCGGAGCAACGCGCAGAGTCTTGATCTGATGCTTGAATGACTTACGGTCGATTGGTTGAGTTGCCATCTAGCGCTCCGGTTGTTTGCTGATACGTCATTCTCGGTTATGAATTATGCGATGTCAAGAACATTCTAAACAAAATTTAAACGAAATTTATTTGCATTTACTCTGCCTTGTGCAATAATACCGGAAACCAACAGGAGGGCAATATGACGCCAAAAGATTTAATAAAGCATTTCGGAAGCGACAAGGAAGCCGCACACGCGCTCGGGAAAACCGTACCTTGTATTCGGCAGTGGCTTGCTGCAAAGCATATCCCGCATTGGTCGCAATTGGCGATCCAAACGATCACCGAAAATCGACTTAAGGCGGATTCAAAATGACTTCGGTAATATTCAAGCGCATTCAGAATTCATTATTCGATGATGCGGAAGAATTTATCGGAGCAAGAAAATACAAGCCGGTGCTCACGGTTTCAGAGAATCAAAAGGGTGTTCTTGATGTCGATACTGTCAAAGGTTGTACGCTAGGCATACTTGCCAGACCTGAAGGCGGCTGTTACGGCGAATGCTATGCGCTAAAGACAGCAAGCAGATACGGCATTGATTTTGCAACATCGGTATCTCGAAAGCTCATGCCATGGGATGTGAAAACAATTTTCTTCGCAGTGAAAGATTATTATGCTGGATGGTATCGAATTGGAACCGCTGGCGATCCGTGTCACGATTGGGAAAATACAATATCAGTTATTGAGGCGTTGAAAGATACAGGAAAAATTCCAGTGATTATTACCAAGCATTGGATACCATTATCTAACCACCAATTGATCCGATTAAAGAATCTTTCCGCTGTGATAAATACCTCTGTTAGTGGGCTTGATACAGACGCTCAAACGAAGTTCAGAGTTCGACAGATTGAACGAATTAGAGAGGCTGGAATAAAAAGTGTTGCTCGCGTTGTTACCTGTCAGTATGGCGATTCGGAATGGGCGCAACAAGCGAAGAATCGACAGGATTATTTGTTGACCTTGACGCCGATTATTGACAATCCATTGCGAGCAACGAAATCAAATCCGCGCGTCATCAGCGGCGACATTATTTTAACAAGAATGGACGAAGCAATAGGAGGCGGAAAATTAGTATCATTGCACAACCGTAATGTATATCTCGGAACATGCAACGCATGCCCGGATCAATGTGGTGCCGATAATCGGCTAAAACTAACGAAAGAAGAAAACATGAATATTGCAACATATCAGGATCAAACCGCACTGTTTCATGAAGAGGTGGAATGGGTTTATGTGCCGACTGTCATCGGGTCTGGATACGAAGAGGATGTATCGAGACTCGCTATTGAAGACGGAATTGCCAAGCGTGCGGCGCGGAAAAACATGCAAATTCATTCGGCTATCATACTAAAAATTAATGACGAATTCAGCGGCTTTTTTACATTCCAGAACAATGACGTGGCGCGTGAATTTTGCTTGTTGCAATCGGTTATTGAGCCGATCAAATATACAAAGGAGCTGTACGCGCAAATGGTGCGCGAAGTCATCGCACAGAACAAAAACAAATATCCTGCGGTTATCACCACAGACCCTAAAAGCAAGTTCGAAACCCCGGCGCTATTTGAGAGTGTCGGCTTCGTCACCTACTTGAAGATGTCAGGGTTCCATTATATGGTTCATGGAGAGCTTGCAGACGTTCGCATGAAACTGCTTGCACACATTACCATGTGCAACGTCTGGAGTTCGATCAAGGGCGATTGGTTGCGCTTAAAGGGTGAATGGAAAGAGCGCATTGAGTCGGCTGGCGAGCGTGTTGGTGTTCCTAACCCTGCATTCGCATCGCGTGAAGGATGTTGGCAAGGTGAGGCCGGTTTTTCGAATGTGGTGCTTCAAACGCGCACGATTGAAAACGGTGAAATCAAGGTTAATAAGGAAAAATCACACAACGGCAATGCCTCTGTGCTTGACCCGGTTGCCTGCGAAGTGATTGCACGTTTTTTCATGCCAAAAAATGGTAATCGCATTTACAATCCGTTCGGCGGCGGCGTTCAAATGGGGTACATCGCAGGTGCTTGCGGATACGAATATGTGGCAAGTGAAATCCGCCAGAATCAGGCTGATGCGAACAACAAGATTTGCAGTGAGTTTCCAAACGTCCAATGGATTCGAAGCGATAGCACAACATTTGACCCTCCAGGCATGTTTGATTTGGTATTTAGCTGCCCGCCGTACTATCGTGTTGAGAAATACATCGACTACGATGGGAAATCGCCGGATGGAGAAATCAACTCACTCGACACATACGAACAATTCCGCGATGTTTTGTTCGCTGGGTACAAAAAGGCAATCGAGCATTTGAACGACAATTGCTTTTTCGTCGTGATGACTGGAGACAGTCGGGATAAGAACGGCGCATATTATTGCTGCGAGTCCGAGCATGAATTATTTTTCAAGGAAAATGGCTTGTCCGTGTACAACAAGATCATTTACCTTGAATGTGAATTCACTCGGTTAGCACAAGCAAAAAAGACTTTGAACACGCGAAAATTTCCAAAGCGCGAGC